TCACCCTCCTTTGGTTAAAGTTAGGTGCGTTCCTTCGCATTATGCTACTTCCGTCCTTGATAGGATGAACGTACAATATTTATACACTATTTTTTGAGAAAAATCAGCCATAAAAAAAGGGCGACATAAAGCCGCCCTTTTGTATATTTAAAAATTAATATTAGTCGTTAAAAGTTGCAACTAATGTTACACCACCAATTGTTGGGAATGTTGCTGTACCTTGAACTGCTAAATGATCGCCGTTACCTGTACCTTCAACTGCCGCAATTGTAAAGTGGTTATCGCCTGATGTTAAGGCTGTAATTGCCGCTTCTACTGTGATAGTACCAGTTGCGATTGAACAGATATAAGTTTTTGGACCTAAACCGTTACCAGCACCTGCTGTACCTTTACCTGAAGTTGGACCGAATCCTGCCATTGTATGTTTCTCCTATACAATAAAATTTATTAAACTACAACATGACCCATATGTTCATATCGTAATCATTACACTTTTATTTATGCTAAAGAGGCCTATATTAAGTGATTATATATAGATTTCTATATTATTTTGTTAAATTAAACCTTGAAAAGTACCTTGTTTATTAATAGTAAGCACTTGTTTGCGATTATCTTCTGGTGATTTGTAAGATACATGCACCCAACCACTGTTTGGATCTTTACCGTTATAAAACTCAAGAATGAGTTGATCAAAGTCTAGATTGTTTTTGATCCATTCTGCTAGATCTCTATTACTAACAGTGGGTATTTCAATATCTGCCGCTTCACCAAAACAGTGTTGTGAAGTTTTAGAACCGCCTATAGCAGTGTTTAGTTTTTTACATCTATAACCTGAATTAATCACTGTAGGTCCAAATTTATCTCTAACAGGTTGTAGTACCTTTTCTGCAAGTGTCTGCATTTTGGTAACTGTATCTGGATCTTTTGGCAAATTGTCAATGCCTTTTCTTAGAGCAGTTTGACTTTTGCAAAGTTCTGCAAGTGTAAAATTTTCAGTGAGTTGCATGATTGTCTTCACCTTCTACCATTTCACCATAGGTTTTGTAATCAGTTTTTGTGCTTTCACTTTTTGGATAATAGATTTCACAACCATTTTCACCATCTTCACTTACTTCTATTCTTACATCACGTTTTGGATATTTTTGTTTGATTTCTTTGTACATGTCATCTGCTATCATTTCACATGATTTGTAATCAAGTTGCAGTGTACCTTCATTGTATAATTTTTCTAACCAACGTTTGAACTGTATAAATTCAATATCTCTGTCATCATGAAAAACTTCAATTGCCACTTTAAAATGAAAGATGTGTCTGTGTGGATAACCTAAAAAACTTACATCATACTCGTCGCCCGTTGCCAAATTTGGATCATCCAGCGCCGCAGGATATTTGTGAATTCCTTCTTTTCTAAATGTTACCCATATTAGTTTTTTCATTCTTCTGACTCCCCTTTGGTTTTTGTATGGTTTAGTTTGTCTTTCATTAGCAATTTTTCCTTTTTTAAATTGACTAATTCTTCTTTGGTTCGCCAATCTCTTACGTGTTGCCTTGTGCTTTCTGCTTCGTCTACTTTTTTCTTTAGTTGTTTGTGTTGCTGTCTTAGTTCATTAGCAGTTACCATATTTCCTCCTAGTTTAAACTTCGTCACCTTCCATTACATAAAAAGAACTACTTTTACCTGTAGAGTCTTCTTGCAAGTAATAACTGTTACCATCATAGGTAAATTCATTAAAAACTTTAAATCCATCGCAGTCTTGATAGTTGATTTCTAATTTCTTAAAATCAAAACCATCAGGTCCTGTTTTAATAATTTCATCTGTGTACCAACCACCTTTGTTGAAATACTGTCCAAAGAAGTAGTATTTGTTCTTGCATGATTCTGAATCTGGTGTGTGTTCTGCTTCACAGGTAATCTTAGCACCAAGACTTTCAAAGTCTTGCATTTCTACTGTTTGTTCTTCTAGAAAATTACCTTGGTCATCTTTAAGTGCATTACCGTTCTTGTCTACTTCTTCAATTGACACATACTGACTGTCTGCAAACTCAGGACCTGACAAATGACAAATATCTTCATACTCATAAAAAGGTTTATCAAAACGTGCTTCAGGTGGTGTTCCATCATCTGTTTCTTCACCCCACTCTGCATTTTGTAAATGTTTAGCAAATTCATCGTCTTTGCCTTCCCAATAATCATATTGTTCTTTGGTAATTTCTCCCATGGCTACTTCGCCACCGTACCTACCAAAGTTAACTGTAAAATAACGTTCTGGTGTTTTAAGTGTTTTAATTAGTTTCTTTTGCTGTGCTATTGTTGGTTTAGCCATTATGCCTCCTTGTTAATCACAGGTTCATCCTGTTTATAAGCGTCCCATCCTGTGTAGTTATTTGGAACTTTAAGTGCTTCTATTGTTGTTGACCAAACACCTGAATTAGTTGCTTCAAAATCTTCATCATCTAATTTGATATTAACTGTGCCTTTGATTTTGTCAATGTTTGGAATTACAATTGCGTAGGTTATACTAAATCTTGAATTTGATAAAAATTGTTTTATTTGTTCTGGAACTGTTACAGGATCAACATCAATTGTAACGTGAAATTTTGCATTCAAACATTCTTTAATACAATTAACCATTGGATCAGTCCATTTGTCTTTCCAATTTTTAAAAGAATGATTAGCACCAAAATAAACCTGTTCTATATCATGCTTTAACATAAAGTTAATAAGTTCAACAGGATGTTGTTTAGGAACACCCACAACAAAGTATGTTTTCATTCCATAACAAGGTGTTCGTTCTACTTCTTTGCCAATAAAATCAGTAATATCATCTTTTACAAGATTATTAGTGTATTCTCTTTTCATTAGTTAATAGTAACACACATATAAATTTTGTCAATCTATATATCGCCTTCTTTTCTGTTTTCACTTTGATCAACATTAAATTCGCCATCTGGATATCTGGCCAATAGTTTTTCTTTATTTTTATTAATCACTTCATTAGGATCAATGCCTAATGCCATACACCCTTGAATCCAATACCAAATTACATCACCTAGTTCTTTAACCATATGAGTTCGTGTTTCATCTGTAAGAGCTTTTCCTTGAAACACTAATTTTTTAACAATTTCTGTAAATTCACCAGATTCTGCAGATAGGCCAAGTGCCGCTGTTAGTAATCTTGGAACATCATCAGCAGATAAAGAATCTAATCTCTGCTGAAATGCTTGTTTATCTTTTGATTCACTACTGGTAACTTTATCTACAAATTGTGAATACTCTTTTAAATTAATCTCTGACATCGTGTTTCTCCATTTGTTTTTCTACTTCGTCAACTAGATCTTTTACATCCTGTTGCCATAAAATCCTATCTTGTGGAATTGCTTGAATCAATTTTTTAACTGTTTTTTTTAATTGATTATACTTGTATTTTAGATTTGCGGCATCGTTTCTGTATTCATTTGCCATATACTCTGCTGTGTATCTTGCCGCCATATGGTCTTCGTTCATGCAGTTTCTAAAACTTTCTCTAGTTGTTCTAGTTTTTCATCATTAGGATCGCCTAAACTTTCATCACCCATTGAACTTTTAGTTTCTACATCAAACAAACTGTTAAACACATTACCAGAATTACCAGTCCAACGTACACCTTTAATATCATCTAAAAATGCTTGGTTGTCTACTAACATCTGCATTGGTGTTTCTGATTTAAAGAAGTCTTCAATAAATGTATTAAAGTAAAGTATGTTTCTTGGACACCATTCACTGTATTCTGCTACTGTGTCTTTTTGTCTTGCTTTACGCCAATGTCTATAATCTGGTTTGTGAATCGCTGATTCAATATCCATAATTTGATTGGCTTTTTGCACAATCTTAATATGCTGATTAACATTATGCCCCATCATCAATGCATACGCAAATGAATCCCAAGATGTTTTACCTTCTTTACCAACCTTGTTTAAATCACCAGGACCATACCAACAAATATCACCCATAACCATTCTTCTACCAATCTCCGACTCCCATGGAAACGGTATAGTGGAAAGTTTCAAAGATTTGTTATCAGTTGCTTTGTCCATAATATATGACCATCGCTTGTTAGTATGGACCGGTGAAGTATATACCAAACCATGTGCTGTTGCCACAAATGCACTTGCACTATCATACGATATTGTTAGGTTTGGATTAATATGCTCTCGTACCTGTCTTTGAATTGACGTTAAGAAACAAGCCCAATCTAATTTACTTGTACCTAGGAAGTGTATCCAATCCCTACCATCAAGTAATTTAGAATCACGTAATATGATCAAGCGTCGGAGAGCCATAGTCATATCACACATGTTGTTTCCGCCAAAAGCCCAACCTTCAAATGGAAAATGCTTAACTGCATCATACCAAACATCGGCTGTGTCTGCATCAAAGCCTTGGAGCACATTTAAAAACTTTGTTTGTCCAAGTCTATTTTTTAAAAAGTATTCATTGTTGTGTACTGTGCCTGCGATACAATCACCATACGATTTTAATCCTGTTTTAGGACTATGTGTGGCATCACAAGCCCAACTAGGAATATCTAACACCATTGACCAATCTGCTGTAAGTTCTAACCAATGCAGAATCTTATCACGCATTTTGTTTGCAGATTGTCCTTTGAAGTTTTGCCAATCAAACTTTAGCACACCTTTACCAATTTGATATCCTCCACTATCACCCACTACAATTGTTTCTTTTTTATCTCTTGTGTGAAACATTGATTCATTCACAATAGACTTTTCAACATCTAAGTGTGCATGACCTGCCGAGTATAATCCATATTTGTAATTGAAGTAGCCTTTGTCTTTGTTGAAGTAGTTTAATCCTTCAATGCCATTTTCAAATCCTTTTGGGATTCTATCATCTGGCACAAACTGTTTGTCAGTGCCAATAGTCTGCTGTTGCTTACTTACATAGGTCTGATAAAAGCCACTAACCGCAGGTAAAAACACTGCATAGTCTTTGTGGCTGGCTGTTAGATCTTCACCGTATGGTTTAGTCACTACTGGCTCCTTGCAGGAAGTATGTAATCATAAGTTGCTGTACCAGAATCAATTGAAATCTGCATAGCACCTTGATCACTGAATGACATACTTGCTTGTGAAGTATCGCTTAATTTCAAAATACTCAATACCTGTGCTAGTGGCCATGCCCAACCTTTGGTTAGTTTGCCTTGCACGTTTTGAGCAAATGGAATTTCAACTCTGTCATTTGCACCATCGCCAATATAAAACTTTAATGTATCGCCATCTGTTTTTGCAACAAATGTTGGCTCAAAGCCACCCATAATACCGTTAAAGTAAGTCAAGTCTTTGATATTTTGCTGTGTTGGTTGTACTGTGATATCCCATTCAACACCTTTGAACTTGATTGTTTTTAATTGTTCTTCAATCAAAGAACTAACCATAAATCTATAGTTTGCACTATAACCACCTGGTGATGTAAACTTTAATTCTTCTGCTGTTTCAACACCATCTCTTGTGTTGGTTACAACTTCAATGTTTGCACCATCTTTGCCATATGCTTCATAGTTTAGATACCCTGATAATACACCAAGTCTACCCATTCCAATTAAACCTGGAACGTTGTCTAGTTTATTTTTTAGTTTGCCTTTTAGAACCACTGTTCTATCATCATCCATTGCTTCAACAACTGTGCTATCATCTGTGCTTTCAAGTTTTACTGCTTGAATAAATCCCAGTGAATGAGTGTGTTTTACAATGTCTAGTAATACATCTCTTAACATTTTTGTTACCTCCGACGTTTATTATTTTTATTAATATAACATTTATTTAGGCAAGTTGTCAACTATTTTATTCACCATGAACAATAATATGATATCTATTTTCATTGCTTAGGTTTCTAACTAAATGATTGTACCCTGTCCTAATTTTAAATGCTTTTCCTGGTTGCCAAGGAACTTGGCCTAAATAAAGATATTTGTCATTCCAAAAGTGCATTTCGCAATTTTCTGGATTATTAATTGCCATATTTAAATTCCAGCCATTTGTATGATATTTGCCATCTGGAGTATCATTATGTAAAGAAATATATCCTCCTGGGGCTAATTTCATAATTCTTATTCTATGATATTTTTTAAAATTGTTTATTTGATTATTTTGAAAATATTTAACTATTGTAGGAATATGTTGCTTTGCATAATCAACAAATTTGTATGGTGTTTCCTCATTACTAGCATAACCATAGTCTCCGTAGTCGTTGGTTTTATCCCAATCAATACCATGTAATACAAAACTACTCCATCCAGGATGTTTATCACTTCTATGCTTAACAAATAAATCGTGTTTTTCTAAATTTTCTATTTCTTTTAAAAATTCATTAATATCAAACTTTGGTAACATTATTTCTTCGCAATATAAATCATTTGATTCTTTATGTGAGTTAGGTCCAAGACTTGGACGAGATACTCCATATGGTGAAAATCCTGCCCAAATCACATGTGGATTACTTGAAAACATATCTGCTAAAAAAACTTCAAATGGTTTATTATTATTAAAATAAACTCCGTCAAATGTAAAAATATTACTTAACCATACCATTGGGTCTTTTGATTTTTTTAAAAATTCATCTATTAAATTTTCAGTTTCATAACTTATCATAGATGTACATTTAAAAGTAAAATTATATTTTTTTATCTGATTCCATTTACTATCAATAAAAGGTTTAAATTCTTTCCATATATCATTATTTTTACTTTTAAATCTTTCGCTCCATGATTTTTCAATTTTTATATTAACTTTTTCATAACTTTCAATCCAGTCTTGCCAAGTAGCGTTTTGTGTTGGATCATAATTTTCTAAAAACCAACGTTGGAAATCTAATGCTATATCATTTATGTCTGTTAACAACACTGTACTATTATCTTTGAAATTATAATGTACAAGATATAACCATGGTAAAAATCCTGATGCTGGTCCTATAAAAGTGTCATATGTTTTTTTAGGCATACCAGTAAAAATTTTTTCATTGTTATAGGCATACCATTTACTATGATCTCCAATTTTTTGATAACGTTTCATTTCTGCCAAAAATTCAAAATGACTTAACAACATTTTTTGTTTGTCTTTGATTACTACATCTAACGGTTGGTTTAAATAATATTCAAAGCCTTGAGGGTTTTCATAATAATAAGAATATCTTTTGGCTCCTCGAACCATAGTATTAAAATTTTCAACTTTCCAATTGTTTTTTATAGAATACTGTATTAGGTCTTCACCAAATCCATCATCACTGTTCTTTTTTATTGGAATTATTTGATTAGATTCATCTTTCCATATTTGTAAAGGTGTATAGTTGTCATGGAAATTTTCTTCTGTTCTTGCAATAGTTATCCAATTATCTGTTTGATATTTTATAGAATTATTAAAAACAAAATTATCTTTTTCTAAACTATTAACTGCTTCTTTTGATAGTAATAAAGTTTGATCATGTAAAGTAAAAAAATTTGTATTATTTTTAATTCCATGATGTAATATATGTCCTACAACTTTTGAATTTTCTTCTAGAGGTTTTCTTAAACCTTCAATAAAGTTTCGTGTATCTTCTAAAACTAATCCAATTGAAAAAACTATAACATGTGTATAATCAAGTTTGTTAAATTTTTTAATGATATCATTTAAATCGCTTGTAATAAAAAACCATTCTGGATCAGAAATAATTTTTATATTATCAACTTCCCATTCGTCACAAAATTGTCCAATAGAAACTTTTGTTGCTGTTAGCATTTTATGTCTTAGGTCATCACTAATATTAGAATAGCGAGAAGAATTATCCCAAACAACTCTTAAAATTTTATACATTATTGATTCCTTTTATGTATTTATAGAGTAGAATTTGTATAATCTACTGCTAGTTGTATGTCTATCCATTCAGTTGGTTTTAGTGTTGGCTTCCAACCTAATTTTTTTAATTCTTTGTTGTCTGCTGTGTTATCATCTGCTTCAGCATCTTGACCTTCTTGTGTAGGAACATTGTATCCTGCGTGTTTTACTATATCACTAACCTTATAGCCTTGGCCAGTTCCTACTTCATAGGTAGGATTTTTATCTTTGGTTCCTGTTTCTATGAATATCATAATTGCTGATATAACATCTTCAATATAGATTAAATCTCTCACATGTTCTGTAGCAAATTTAACTGTGCCATTTTTTATTCTTGACATTAACATTGTATCTCTAGCACCGTCACCAAATACAGTTGTAAATCTCAGTCCAACCTGGCCAGGGTGTGCTAATGCCTCCATGGCTTTTTTGCTTGTACCATAAGGTGATTTCCACCATGCATGTACACAAGAACTTGATGCATATACCACAGGAATATTTTTAGCATGGCATAGATCAAATATACGTTTACTGTATTCAACATTGGTTTGCCAATACAGTTCTGGTTCTTTTAGACTGCGTCTTACATCTGCTATTGCGGCCAAATGTACCACAAAGTCTACATCATTTGGAATTGTGCTAGAAGAAAAGTCTGCAATATCTTTGCCATGAGCTCTATCCCATTCAATTACTTCATGTCGTGGTATTAATCTTCTTACTAGATGACTTCCAATAAATCCTGTACTGCCTGTTACTACTATTTTCATGTTGTTTCAAATAAACTTTCAAATACTGTTGATGTTTTTGTTGATTCTAGATCCCAACCAAGTTCACTCATTAGGTTACTGACCTTTTGATCAATAATTGTTTGTTCCATACCATCATGATCAAATGGTAATTGTTTAAACCATTTTGGAATATTCAATTCATCAATTGGATATGCAATAGATGTAAAGTTCATTGGATTTGCTTTTAGTTTACACACAATAACTTTTTGTCCATCCATAATAGGCAGTGAATACAAATCCTTATAAGCATCACGCATTGTGTTCCAATTGATACTTGCTCTTACGTGTCCAGGCATCACTGGCTTTTTGATCTTGCCATTAGCACCACCATTGGCCATACGTGATGTTGCTCGCTTGTATTTTTCAATATCCTGCACATATTTGGTCAAGTTGTTCACACGTTTTGGAGTGCCTTTTTCCCAACCTGGTCTGTCTGCAAATTTACGTTTGAATTCTTGTATTGCTCCAAGTATTTCTTTTTTGTCCACACCTGTTAAAATTTGTATTAGTATTTCTGATAAAAAGTCTTGCACAAAATCAGGAGTATCTGATCTTTTTAAATCAAGACCCATTGCTTTTAGTTTACCAGGCTTGTCAATGTCTTGTCTATTGCCTTCTAGATCATATATCAATGCCGCATATCTTTTCTTTGTGATAAACAATCCTTTGGATGCAACCATTTCTCTGCCACCTTTAATGATCTCACCATTTGCACGTGGCACATTGGTTGCTTTCTGCATGAAACTTGGAAACGACTTGTTTACTTCTTCTGCTACACTGTCATACAACTCAACTACACTTTCTTTAGTCCAAGGTAATGCTCCACTTTTAACATCTTCTTTGACCATTGGATATGCTGAGAAATAAACAGAGTCAGTGTCACCATATATAATTGCTTCACCTTGATGATCATATTCACCTGTCATTATTTGATTTGTTATTGATGCCATATGCTTGGTAATTGTTCTACCTGTTAGTGTAACACTTTGTCCTATGCGTTGATCAAAAAATCTACAACCAGGATTTAGGATAGCACCATACAAACTATTCAAATTAATCTTTTTAACAAGTTGTCGTTTATCCCAAAACTCTACCTGTGCTTTGTCTCCACTTGCAATTGCTTCACGCATTTTGTCTTGCAGTACTTTTCTTTCAGCAAACCAACGTTCTAGCAATCCAGGAATAACTGCTTTTGTAGTTGTATCAAATATAGTACCATTAGCACTCAAACACCAACCTTGATTTTGTTGAAATATAACTGCGTATGCTTCTGCACCACTCATAGATTCTGTAGTGCCATCTTCAAAGTCTACAATAATTTCTGTGCCACGATCCTGTTCCATCACTGCTGTGTATTCAACAGTACCAAACATTCCTTCCCAAGCATCTGCGGCTGATTTCTTTTCTTTGTGAATTTTATTGTTGATGTATTTTTCTGTGTGTGTTGGTCTTAATTGTCCAACGATAGTTTCAGGACCCATGTTCAAACATCTGATTACACTAGGATACAGTGAGTTAATGTCAATTGATGCAATCCAATCATGCAATCCTTTTTTAGGCGTTGCCACATAAGCACCAACCGCCGCACCTGATGAGTGTGGTTCTCTATATGGTCTATTTGGAATAATAAATCCACGTTTGTGTGCTTCATTTACAATTGCCTGCTCTGTAACTGCAACTGCACCCATTGTGGTTTGTAGTAGCACAGTGTTTGCATGTGCCAACACATTTGCTAGATCAATAAATTTTAGTTTATCATCAAGTTTTGCCAACAGTGCTACGTCTTGTCTGTTATAAGCAATAAACTTCTCAAAATCTTCATTATACAATTGGTCAAGTGTGCCTTCATACGGAATCTTTTTCTCACCAATTTCATATTCACCAATTGCATCAAGTCTGTATGAGTGCATTTCATGATATGTGTATTTTCTATACAGTTCTAAATAGTCCAAATGCACACGACCAAAAAAATCATATGTTTGCTGTTCGTTACCAAACTTTGTAAACATTCTTTCACGTGGGTATAGATCCCACAAACTAAAACGTCTAACATCATCTTTGCTCAGCACCATTTCAGTTCTGTTTACAATATATGGAATATCAAAACCTTCTGAGTTCCAACCACTCAATATGTCAGCATCTTCAATCAAATGCAAAAACGTGTTCAACAGTTGTGCTTCTGTTTCACACAATACTGTGTTATCAAATTTTTTAGCAATTGAATCTGCCATTTCAAATGGCATGTCCTTTGGAGCAAGACACAGTGTAATCAAACTGTCAAGCCAACTTAGATGTAGTGTTATTGCAGTAATACGTTGATGTGGATCATCTGGCTTTGCAAACCCGCGATTTTTATCAAAATCTACTTCAATATCAAACAGTGCTATATGTAAATCTGGGGCTTCTTTGTCAAGATAGTTTTCTTCTAAACATCTAAACACAGGATTAAGATCTGCTTCGTATAGTCTTTGCCCTTCATACAGTTTCTTTTCTTTTTGAAAAGATTTACTGTTAGTAGTTTCAAATTTACTTAAAGGTCTATCATAGATAGATGTATAATCACCATCTTTATCTTCATAATAAAATCTATATGTAGTTGGAAATGTTTTGTAGACACGTTTACCATCTACACGTTCTACAATGTTTATTTGATCTCTATCTCTATTTAAATATGCGTCTACGTAACTCATTCAACATACACCTGGCCAAATTTGTTGCTAATAAAAGTTTGCCAATCAACATCTTCTTGTTTGACAAAACCTTCACCTGTAAGTTCATCTCTACAGTATGATACTATATTAGCACAAACTCCAGATGCTGTCGACCTCTGAATTGCACTCATTCCATCTTTTCCAAAGATATTTTTTTGATAAGATTTTTCTAATAGTTTTCCATTTTTCTTACCAATAACTTTGATTAACATTACTACTACATCTTCTGTAGTATATGGAACTGTTTGATCAAACAAGTCTCCTATTTTATCTTTGTTATTTTTTAAGTTTAGATCTTGAAATAAAAAATTTATTTTATCTCTATGCCCTGGATATCTAATTGTTTTATAACTCAAAGACCTTACTTTATCTTTAAATGTTTCACACATTGTTGCTACACCACCTGATGTATTAAATGCTTCATATCTTCTACCATCAATGTATATTGTTTCAACTCCATCTAATGGTGGTATCTTTAACTTTTCTCCATCAACAATTACATCACATAAATTACAGTATTCATTTATTAATCCGTTTGTTGACCAAGTTAAATAGTAACTCATTTCATTAGACGGGTACCTTGGCAATGCACCTACTCTCATTTGAACATCATATGCTTCGTCAAACTCTTTAATTAAATTACTACCAATAATGTTTACTGCTCCAGGTGCCAATCCACACTGTGGCATCATAAAAGTTTTTGTGTTTAAATTTTTAATATAGTCAGTTACTTCAACATCTTCTGTTAAATCAAAATAGGCTACACCATTACGTGCGGCTACATTTGCAATTTTTTTATTTAGATAATAAGGAGCCGCTGAACAAACAACATGCTTGTCTTTTAAAAAATGTTCTAGTTGTGTTTCATTTGTAGCATCTAGTGATACTACTCCATTTTCTTGTACTGCATCACCTATTACAACATTATAATATTCTGATCTTAACAGACTGGCAATTACTTTACCTATTTTACCATTACCTATAACTGCTATTCTATTTTTCATAAACTATTTTTTCTTTTTAACCTTTTTTGTTTTGTTTTTAATACCATATGCTTCAGCAAGTTTATTAGGTTCCATACCGTCAACTAATACTATTTTATCAAATGTAATATCTTCCCATTTACCATCAACATTTGATCTTGCATGAAAGAATGGAACTCCTTTATTATTTGTATCAACACTATTAATAGTGAAGTCTCCAATATTATCAACTGTTCCTACTCCACCAAATGCCACTGCTGAATACCATGCTTTAAGCTCGGTATCTTCTTTAATTATTTTTCTTTTGACCAGTTCTTTTCCAATTGCTTGATCCATATTTCTCGCTTTCTTTTTTCTTGTTGTTTTGCTGTACTGTATCCAATTAAAAATGACACTGCTATCACAGTACAAATAGCCAGTAGGTGCCAAATAACAAAGTTACCCATTGTTTGCCTTTCTAAATTGATCAAACGTAACTGCTGATTCAATTTTAACAATATGCCCGCTTAGAGCAAGTTTACATAACATTACATCATCATGGTCTGTTAAGTATAACACAGGATTACACCAATATGATCTCCACCTTTCTTTTTCTTTGATCAATTGATGTAGAGATGATCCAAATCTAAATCTCTGTGGATCTTTATCTGTAAAAAAGTTTTCAAACCAAGTAACTGCTTTGTCTATGTCTGTATGACATCCAAATGTAATTTTATAAGGATATCTATTCCAAAACAATCTATTTCTTGTTATAATATCTTTGTTCTGCATTAGGTATTCATAATGCTTTTTGTTTAATGGTTCAAATATTTGCTTTACCCATTTACCAAATTTATTAACTATATTTTCTAAGTCTTTTCTCTTTTTAAAAAATAATTGTATTGTTTTATCATGACGCATTTGATATTGACTTTTTGGCAATGTTCTCAACAATTCAAGCATTGACTTCATATTTTTATAATATTCATCTACATCAAATGACTCATGTGTCATTACTGCTTTGTAAGGAAACTTACCATAAAATAATCTTGTTGTTGTTTCAAATTGCATTACTGTTTATATTCTATTTCAAGTTTATCATTTACTGCTTTAATAATCACTGTTCCGCCATTAATCAGTTTACCAAATAAAATTTCTTTTGACAGTGGGCGTTTAATATTTTGATCAAATATTCTCTGCATTGGTCTTGCACCCATTGCCGGATCAAATCCTTTGTCTGCAATCCAACTCGCCGCGGTATCATCAAGCACCACAATAACATTTTTGTTTTTGAGCATTTCGTTTGTTTCATCTTTAACTTTATGAACAATTTTTAAAATATTGTCTTTTGATAGTTTATTAAACTGTATTGTTGCATCAAGTCTATTTCTAAACTCAGGTGCAAAGAAGTCTTTTACAAAATCATCCGTTTTGTTTACTGAGTCAGGAACCCCAATACCCATCGGGGGTTTTTCACTTGCCTGTGCACCTAAGTTAGAAGTTAAACACAAAATAACCTTGTTAAACATCACAGTTTTACCTGTTGATGATGTTAGTTTACCATCATCCATTACTTGTAGCAATACTTGTAATACTTCTGGTGCGGCCTTTTCAACTTCATCAAGTAGTAGCACACAGTTTGGATTGTCTTCTACATCGTTGATTAGTTGTCCTGATCCAATTGATCCTTCTGCGTAACCTACATAACCAGGAGGCGCACCAATTAATTTTGATACTGAATGTCTTTCTTGATATTCTGACATGTCATATTTTAATAATTTAATACCTAATGCTTCTGCTAGTTGTCTACAAACTTCTGTTTTACCAACACCTGTTGGACCTACAAACAAATAAGAACCAATTGGTTTATTATCTGGTCTTAGTCCTGCTTTTGCAATCATAATAGAATCAACTAGTTTTTCAATTGCTTCGTTTTGACCGTACACTTTGGTTTTTACTTTGCCTTCTAGACCAGCATAGTTGTCAGTTTGTTTTTCATCAATAACATCCATAGGTACATTTGAAATTTTACTTACCTGTTGTTGAATCATATGTTTAGTAACTGACGGTGCTTGTGCCAATTTTGCTTTCGCACCTGCGGCATCAATAACATCAATTGCTTTGTCAGGTAAAAACTTGTTGTGTATAAATCTATCTGCTAGATCAACTGCTAGATCAACACACCCCTCATCATATTTGGTTTGGTGGAATTTTTCATAGTATGTAAGAATACCATTTAAGATCAGTTTAGCATCTGTTTTGCTTGGCTCACCTAAATCTAATCTTTGGAAACGTCTCATTAATGCACGATCTTTTTCAAAGTTTTCTCTGTATTCTTCAATTGTTGTTGTACCAATACACAATAGTTTACCTTTTGCAAGTATTGGTTTTAATAGTGTACCAAAGTCCATATTTGATTGGCCGGCACTGCCTGCACCCATAATCATATGCACTTCGTCAATGAACAATATAACATCTTTTTGTTTTTGTAATTTTTCTAAAACTATTTTTGCACGTTCTTCAAAATCACCTCTAAATTTTGTACCTGCTACTAGCGAAGCAACATCTAATGAATAAACCGTTTTGTCTTTGATTGCATCTGGAACTTGTTTGTCTACAATCTTTTTAGCAATACCTTCTGCAATTGCTGTTTTACCAACACCTGGTTCACCTACAACAATACAATTGTTCTTTTTACGTCTTGCAAGAATATGCACAATGTCATCAAGTTCTGGTTCTCTACCAATTAATGTATCAATTCTACCTTCTTTAGCTTCTTTGTTTAGATCAGTACAATAATCTTCAAAACGTATTCCGCCACCTGGCTCTCCACCTTGCTGTCTTTCTTGTAAACCTACATCTTCGCCATAACGTTCTTTTGTAAGTTGCTCAATAACTGACTGTCTTGTAATGTTATTTTTCTTTAAGAAGTATAATGCATAACTATTCTTTTCACTTAATAAACTAACAAATATGTCTTTGATTGTTAATTTTTTTCTACCTGAAAATATAACCTGTGTAACTGCTCTGTTAAAAACTCTTTCTAGTGCTGATGTTTTTCTTGGAGCCTCACTTGATTCAACAACAATGTCTTTTAAATTGTTATCTAAATATTCCATACAATCAGCCATAATTTGTTCAATATCGCCATCTACATCAGATATTAATGATTGTATTTCTTTTTCATTAGATAGTGCTAGTAGTAAATGCTCAAGTACCACATACTCGTGATTGCGTTCTGAAGCATACTCCATTGCTTTATCTAGTACGGATTCTATTGGATCGTATTCTTCAGCCATTTATTTTAACCTCTTATCTCTCTTTTTTATTGCCATATCAAGTTTCAGTTTAGAAACCAATGTATCAAATGTAACACCATTTAAATGATCAGTTTCGTGTTGAAAAACCCTGCTCATCATTCCTTCAAGTTTTTCATTAACTGTTTCTCCTTTATTATTTACATATTCTACAACACAATTAAGTGGACGTAAAACTTTTAAGAACAATCCAGGAAAACTCAAACAGCCTTCTGTTATAAGACCTTTTTCTTCACTGTATTCAATGATTTTAGGATTAACTGCTAGTTTATAACGTGTTTTATCACCAACAATAAAGAAACTTTTATCAATACCTACCTGCGGAGCCGCAAGACCAATACCGTTATGTTGTGACATGATTGTGTGCATTTGTTCTGCTAATTTTACTACATTATCCATGTCTTCGTCAACACTTATTGTAGGTTTCTTTAGTATATCTGCTGGTGCATATACTAGTTTCATTGGTTGACTCCTTTGATCTTTTTAATTAATTCTCTTTGTTCTTCTGTTAATTCTTTTGGCATTTTATAATTTAACTTAATATACAAATCTCCATGTGTACCATTATTTAACACCATTCCTTTGCCTTTAATTCTAATAACATCATCAGATTGTGTTAATGGTGGAATAGTAACTGTTAGTGTATTGTTAAAATGTTTTACTTCTATTTTAGTACCTAGTAATGCATCAAATATATCTACATCTAAATTTGTAAGCAGGTCATTACCACGTTTGGTAAAATTTTTATGACCAGCAATAGTCAAAACAACATATAAATCACCTGGTCTTAGATCAGTATGTTGTTTTGATCCTAAACCAGAAAATTTAATTTGTGTTCCACTATCGCAGGCTTTGGGTATATCAATTTTTACATTTTGATTATTTCCATCTGGTGTCTTTATAACTACTTCTTTGGTATTACCAAAATAAACATCTTCTAAAGAAACTGTTAAACTAATTCTTACATCTTGATTACGCAAAGGTTTAGCTCTTCTTTGCCTAAATGTTTGTCTCATTCCTGGCCCGCCAAAGAACTGTTCAAACATAGAACCAAAATCACCACCAGGCATATCAACTATAATATCATCAAATCCACCATGGCCAAAGTTAAAAGGACCTTGCCCTCCTTGAGCTCCAAACTGTCTTTCCATATCATATTGCTGACGTTTCTTTTGATCTTTTAGAGTATCGTGTGCTTCGTTGACTTTTTTAAATTCTGTATCATCGCCACCGTTCATATCAGGATGGTGTTGCTTGGCTAACTTTTTATAGGCTCTTTTGATTTCATCTTGCGATGCGTTTTCTGATACTCCAAGTATTTTGTAATGATCCTGACTCATTGCTTTAGTATATATTAGATTGACAAAATGTCAACTGTTATTTAGGTTCGTTAGTGGATTTTTCTGAAGATTGGGCTTCATAATCTTCATAGTACTTTTTGTATTCTTCTAACAGGGTGTTGGTTTCTTTGAGTTTGTTTCTAATCTGTGCAAAATTTTTAGCCAACAATTCAAAATCTTTGTCAGATAGGCCAAACAGCACAGGATCTAATCCTTCTGCTTCCATTTTGGCAAATACTTCGTCTGCGTTTTCACTGTTGATAATAATCCATTTTACCTGCTCTAGCTCTAGTGGTGTAGGCATTGGATAGTCTAACTGCTGTCTTGGTTCTTCAATTGAAAATATTTTTATTTTTCTTTCACCTGCTGAACACCCAACTAATAGTGTTGCTGTTAACAATAATAAAATAATTTTATTCATATGGTACATATGAAGGATTTGCCAATGCTGGACATTCAGGATTAATTTCTGAATTCTTAGTTGCCTTCAACTCCTCTTCTGTGTGTGGTGCACCACTGGCTAATTCAATACAACGTGTGGCATTTTCTGCACCTTTGTTGATAACTCTTTCAACTGGTGCTGTTTTTTCAATTGCAAGTTTGCCTATGTCTCTTTTGCCTTTGTTGAATCTTTTGTCTAGTTCATCTAGATCTTTTTGCAGTGTGCTGATTAATTTGTTTAACTGTTTGTTTGATTCTAGTATATCTTCAAAATCTTCTTTTTGCTTTTGTAGTAATTCTTTTTGTGATTCTACACTGCGTTCTAATTCTATTTGATTGGCTTTTAGTATAGCATTGTCAGAACGTAACTTCATCACATATAATCCTGCACCTGCAAGTGATGATATAATTAATGCTACAAAAATAATCTTAACTGTGCCAAACATTATTTTTCCTTTTTGTGAACTGTGTCACATTCATTAATGTATTTAATATAGTCACTCATACTATGATCTACAAATCCATCTGCTACTACTTTATTAAAAACACTTGCAACAGCATCTTTGAACAGTCTAACAAATTTAACTGCACCAATTCTTAGATTATGATCACCATCAATATAACAAAATTTGCCCACATGTTTAAATCCCATGAGTGCTAGTGGTACTCGTGTGACTAAATCTCTTTGATTTCTAAATCTCCACACTGGACATTTAATTGTTTGTGTAAATTTTTTGTTGCCTGCTCTTGGTGATCCATATGTAAAACAGCCTCTAGCAAATGTGCCTAAACGTGATGCCGCTATGGTTGCCGCCGCGGCTCCTAGTGAGTGTCCTGTGGTGTAAACTCTTTTGGTTTTACCGTTTGGTCTTACACCGTGTTTAAAAAACAACTGTTTGATGTCATCCCAAATTTCATCAACATAGGTAGCAAAACCTGTGTGTACTTTACCGCCTTCCCATGCTGGTTTTTTCCAAAATTTCATGTCTGCAAATACATCTTTCATTTCACTTGGCTGTGTACCTCTAAATGCAATGATAAAATTTTCATCATCCCAAAGTACGTATGCTTGACTGCTGTTTTTGTCTATAAATTGATAATGATAACTATCAACAATATTTTCTTTTCTTAAAAAATGTATAAACGCTTTCGGTGTGTAATATGCCGCACCACTTAATTTAGCAAAGAATAATGCTGAGTCTTTATCAAACTCATCTACTATAAACTTACGAGGCCCAGACATGTGTTGCTCCTTTTTCTTTGCCTGCTCTAGCAATGTAATTCATTTGTTTAATAACTTGATTAAAATAACCTTCTGGTTTACCACCTCTAATCATTGTTGCACCACCTGGTGTTGCATCAACTTCTGGATCTTGCTGTGGGGATAGTTTGCCAATTGCTTTTTGTAACCATTGTGTTGTTCTTGCTATAAATTCATCAATAGGTATATTAGGCATGTCTTCTAGATCTGTGCCATATCCTAGTTCAGCAAATACTTCTCTCATATTTGCGTTTGCAAGAGTGAGATCTAGTTCAGGTTTGTAGTCTGGATTTGGTTTTGGATCTGCGTCATATGGATAGTCTGCTTTGTATACATCAGGATGATATCTATCACCTGAGTCAATCATAGCTCTCCAATAACCTTTTTCTTTATCTTTAGCGCCAGCCATAAAGCTCATGCTCTCTTGTATTCTCTGAACTAGTTCTCTAAATCTCATAATTAACCTCTTGTGAAAAATTGCCATGCACCAAAGGCAATTGCGGCATAGGCCGCAATGTTAACCCAACTACCTAAAAATAAAATAATCAAGCCAACTGCTACTAAACCTAGTCCACCATGTGATGCTTTTTCTTTAAGTCTATCTTTTAACCAACTCATGTTCATCTCCTTGTATATGTTTAATTTCTGTTTCCGCTGCCGCCTATGTATCCACCAATGACTCCAATCAATCCTGTGACTGACATCTTCATCAGTGTGATAACACTTTCATCAACTGGTCTGTTTTCTTCCAGTGCTACAACATAGTCACCTATAATGATAACACCAAGCAGTGTTAACACACCACCTGTTATCAACAGTATCACTATATCTTTAAAATTTTTAATCATTGTTTTGCTCCTTACTTTTTACCTTCAAGTTTATCAAGCCTACTCTTGATATCCTCTATTTCTTTTGTTAGTTGCGGATGTACTTTTCTCCAAGCACCTAAGTCTTGATTAAGCCAAGTCCAGCCGTATCTATCTCTAAAGAAATCAATTGTTGCGTCCCACTTGCCATAAACCCATACAGCAATTCTTGTGTTACGCATATAAGCAATAAACAATGCACCAAATGTTGCACCCGCAAGTGCTGTCCATATCCACAGTCTGTCTGTGAACATTGCACTGATCATTGAAGTAATATATTCCCACATAATTATTTGTACCTATAAACTATTCTTCCCTTAGTTAGATCATAAGGTGACATTTCAACATCAACGCGATCATTTTCTAGTATACGAATATGATTCTTTCTCATTTTACCGCTCAAATGTCCTATCACTTCATGTCCATTTTCTAATGTTACACGAAACATTCCTGCTGGCAATACGTCAGCAACTGTTCCGCTTATCTTTACAATATCGTCTTTAGGCATTAACTTCTTAGTGCTTTTTTAATCATATCCTCTGATAGCATATGAGTTCTGCCACCATGAAAGTTTAACTGCCATTCACGAACAGTGGTTATACTTTTTATATCATGAAGAATTTCAACTATACGTTTCATTGTGTCTTGATCTTTTTTAACTTCTACAAATACCATGTAGTTGCCATCTTCATCTGGACCTGGTGATACTTCTGTATCCATAACTCCAATATATCCACGTTCAATAAATCTTGCTAGGTCTTGAGCTGGTTCTTCATCTTTTGAATACAGGCCCATAACCAATACTTCTTTATCACTACCTGTTTTTGGTTCAAATTGATCAATGCTGACTTTGTTTAGGATAAGGTGTTCTAAATCACCTGGTCTCAAACCTTCTTCAAGACGTTTACTGGTTACCAGCGACTGTAGTTTCATCTGTTATCCCTTCATCTTTTGCTTTGTCTTTTGCTTCAACATCAGCATCTGTTTCTAAATCAAAATTGTCTAATAATCTTTTTGGCATTTTAATAGTTACCAACCACACTGGTACTTCATCAACTTGAGGTTTTTTTGAGCCAGGTTTAAAGTCACCTGGTGTTTGTACTCTACGTGGTGCTAGATAATAATCTTTTTTATAATACACTTTGCAATCATAGCCTAACAAACGCTGACCGCCTGCTGGATCTGGCATCTGTTCTCTTGGATACATGAGTGTAACTTCAACCCAATATCTACCAACCTTAGGGCCTGCTACAACTTCACCTTCCATCCAGTTTGCATAGGTATATATACCCATTTCATCCATAGATTTTTCAAACTCTACCAGTATGTCAAGCAGACTAGCATTCTTGTGAACTGCATAATGATTATCTAATATTTCTTGTGTATCCATTGTACTTGTATTTATGCTAATTAAACGCAGATTCGTCTAGTTTGGCTAGCTCAGTGTATCCACCTATACTTTTACCTTCTATGTATATCTGTGGCATGGTTCTATGCCCTTCATTAATTACAAAATCACGTGCTTTTGGCACAGATTCTATATTAACTTCTTCAAACTGTATATTTTTAGTGTTTAACCAGGTTTTAGCCATCGTACAGTAGCCACAACCGTTTTTTGTGTAAACTTTTACGTGTTTCATTATTATTTTCCTTTTGGTGTAAATTTGAATTCTTTAAGTGTTACATCTAGTGAAATGTATTCATTGTTTCTATACACCATCACTTTTACTGTATCACCTATCTTATTATACCATAAATGCTTTACTAAGTCAATAGATGAAACTATTTCTTCATCATCTATAGATATCAATACATCTTCTGGTAACAAACCTGCTTCGTAGGCCGCACCCTCTTCTGGTGTTTCTTTTACTTTAATCACAGATGCTATTCCTAGATCTTTTAGTTTGTTTCTTTCTTCTAGGGTTTCAACTGTGCTGAATTTAATACCAATTGCTGGATATGTTACATAGCCTTGTTCTACTACATTACCTTGATCATCAATCACAGCAGTTTCCATTATTTGCTCTACTGATCTTTTGGCTAGGTTTGATGGTACTGAAAATCCTACTCCTGAAAACGATCCAGTTCTTGAAAACAGTAGTGTATTAACTCCAACAACTTCGCCATGCATATTAAAAAGCGGACCACCAGAGTTACCTTGATTAATAACTGTATCTGATTGGTTGTATAGTATCATTGGTTTGGTCATGTCTGGTTGACGATAGGTCATGCTTATAATACCTTTGGTTACTGCCCAAGGCATACTTAGACCATGTCCAATTGCCACAACATCTTCACCTAGTTTAATTTCTTCACTGTTGCCCCATTCAACATATTCTGTTGGTGCTTCTGGAATAATTTTAATCACAGCAATGTCAGCCACTTCATCCATGCCCACTATTTGTGCTTCGTTATATTCTAGTGGAGAATCCCAATAGTATATCACTAACTTTTTAGTGTCTTGAACCACGTGTGTGTTGGTAACAATATATCCTTGATCATTTATAAAAAACCCTGTGCCAACACCTATTGACGGTGTAGTTTGATCTGGTAGTAGTCCACCAAACTCATCAGTGCCAGTTTGTGGATTTTTTTCCATAAAAATATACACCACAGTTGGTATAACATCTTCAACTAGGTCTGGCGTAGTTTTATAACTTGTTTCAACAAGTTTAAAAGTATTTGGATTGTTATCATTGTGTGATGCTTGAGCATTATTTTCATTGCCTACTAATAAAAACAATACCAAGGCTAATATAGCAGGAATAGAGTGCAATACTTTGTTCATTATATCTCCTAAAAAGTCCCCGCATCAAATGATGAACTAGAATTTATCTGAATCGCTGGTGCTTGAACAGTTGATTTTTTGTCTAAAAGCAATTGGTTAAGCTCAGACATCAAAATAACTGCTTCTGATTTAGTCAAACGTATTTCTTTACTACCTGACTTTTCTAGATGAATTACTCTATTACAAAAATTTTTAATGTTGTTGTACTGTGCCATGTGTGTGCTTTCTCTCTCGCTTCTTATTATTTATGTTGATATTCATTTCCATTTCTGAATGGAAAGGTCCAACATAAGAGACAGCACCTTCTAGCAAAGTGTTTAATTTAGGGTTAAAAGACGGTACCCAACCTTTGGTAAATTCAATACCGTAGTAGCCTGCACTGTATTTTACTGTGGATTTAGGCGTTTTTGTATATGTAGGCAGTGACTCATACTGTTCTACATTGTAAGGTTGCACAGGAGTAGGATATCCTTGAACATCAAAGTCACCCTGCACTGGTTGTTCTGCTGATGATTTTGTGTCTGGTTTTAAAGGATCCTCTCCTAAAAATTCTATTACATTATTGTATGATGAAAATTCTTGTTTGTCTTTTTCTAGTAGGACTTGCCAAGTATTGTTAGCATGTCGCATGGTGCCAATCTTTTGTTCGTTTGATTCCAGTATCCAAAATGAATCTTTAACTATTTGCTTGGCTTTCAACACGAGGGTATCCTGCATTTAGATATTGAGCATGATCAGTTGGTTGCTCAGATAATTTGTTTAGTCCATATTTGGCACAGAATTTCATAAAACGTATGCCCACTTGGTCAACTCTTTTTGGATTTTGTGCTTGTAGTATTTCTGCAAACACTTTGGTTCTAATTTCTTCTGGTTGCTGAGTAAGATCAATTAATTTTCTATTTCTTTCATAACACTCTTTGACTCTGTGTTCTACACCATTATGATCTGTCCAACGTTGTAGCATTAGATTATTCCATACAAAACCTTGATTTGTTCTATCTGCAAATGCTTCTTCAAGTTTGTTCTTACGCACTTTTGGGTATGCTGAAAATACATTGTCAGCACTGTCACCTCTCATACATTTTTCAAATAACATCCACTCTGGATTAGGTGGTAATTTTGTTTCACCTGTTTTTTTATCTACAATAGGACGATCTTTTTCATCATAAAAGCCATTAGCAGTTACAATTTGATTAGCAACACCATTGTATAGTGTTACATTAGGATTAATCAATTGATAAAAATCTGAGTCAGAAGAAATAATCACATGCTTGTCATTTGGGTGTGCTTGTATCCAAAGTGCTATACAATCATCTGCTTCTGATGTTGGTTCACGCAATACAGAACAGTTGGTATTTTCTTTTACAAATGTGCAAAACTGATCAAATGCTTCCCACCAAAAGTCATCTTCTTCTTTTTCACGTTCAGTTCTTTTGTCTAGCACAACTGCACGATTCTTTTTGTATGGTTCATAAAAATCTTTACGCCAACTACGACCTTCTAAACAGAACACCACATGTTTACCAGAAAACATTGTGTTGGCTTTTTTAAGTGAATTAAAAAGAATATGAAATGCTAGACTGATCTTTGTATCCAAATCAGTGCCTCTGCTGGAAACATGTCTAGCTCTAAAAAATGTATTTGCTGTGTCTACTAATATATATGTCACGAGTATTCTACTTTGCCATCTTTGAGTTCTGTTTTGGAAATCTTATCTCTGTTTTCTTGCTGTGCTTTTAATTCTTCAAACACATCTGTATCCATGGTTTCTAAAACAATGCCTTTGCAAAGATCATCAAACCATTTGTTAACAATTTCGTCATCTGTTACACCAGTGTAACCTGCTTTAGATAACATATCAATAAATGATTGATTCCAGTCCAATTCAAAATAACCTTTCTTTGGATTGTCTGGGTCAAAGTGAGTCTCTAATACCGTTACATAAGGCTTATCGTCAATGTCTGCTAGTTTTTTATCTAGTGCAATACCAGATAATTCATACTTGGCTTTTGCACGTTCTTTGTCTTTGCCTTTTAAAAACCAACTCTTTGGATTTAAACCAAACGGTATATTAATTTTCTTTTTTGTCATTTTCTTTTATCGTTTTTTCTATAGGGAATAGTATGATATTCTTAAATTTTAACAAACTTATTCTCCATTTTAAATATTCTATATACTTCATTATAACATATTTAGCGGTATTGTCAAGTGATCTTTTGAAGGAATTTTTCACTTAAATCTTGCAATTCTTCGTGTGTAAATGAGCTTTTCCAAGTATTGGCTTTGTGTGTCAAGAGTTGAATATTATCCACTGTGTATCCTTTGGTTGGATCTATCCTATCTATTGTACATGATTGTGGATTACACCATTTGTTTTGCCATGTTGTACCACCTCTTATAAATTCTAATTCATCTCCAGTTATAGCACACTTCCAATTTTGGTTTTCTCCTATACTGTAAACATCAAATTTAGTAATTTCATTTGGCCAAGATTTTTTTCCTCTATTTTTAGCACGACTTATATTTTGTTGAATGAATTTTAATTTTTGCTTATCCATTTGTTGGATATTTGCTTCTGTTATTGAGAAATTCTTCATGCTCTATGATTTTACCGTCAACTAAAAATCCCCATGTATCTGATTTTTTGCCCATGTAAAATACGCTCCAGCATGGTATTTCTTTACCATCTGCATCTTTGGCTAGTTCCAAGTAGTGTAGATCTTCTGCTTTTCTAAATCTTATGTGTCCAGGACCTCTCCAATGTTTACCTTCAGGTGTATGTTCCCAATATCCACCTTTAAGTATAACTGCACCCCAATTCCAAGGATGACTATGTAGTATTGGTTCGTCACTCATCATAATTTTATGCAGTGTAATATTAAACGGAAAATCTTTTCTATCTTTTAACATCAAATAATATCTCACAAGATATTCTCGTGTGTTATCTCTATTGTAGATAATTCTTTTTCTACCACGAAAAAAATCTTTGATTACATCCATTTTCTCATTCTTTCTACAGGATCATCTGATAATAGTTCACCATCTAGTTCTTCATAGGTTATAGGATGATCTGGTGCAATTGTTTGTGGTTCTTCTTTTTTCTTTCTAAGTTTTGTACGTATTTGATCACTTAAAATTACATATAACAATGTTACTCCAATTGCAATAAACACCAAAACACACACTAACAACAACAATAGTGTTTCGAATAGTTTTACTATGGTTGTAAAAATAATGTGTTTCTTTAAACTTAAAGTTTTTTCTTCTGCTTGAAACCAAAGATCTTTTATTTTTTCTTTCATATCATGTTCCTATTGCGTTGCCAAACAAATATACATGAACTCTTGCCGCAACATTATATCCTTTCTTAAATGCCTTTTGTGCTACTTTGCCAGCACCTGCTGATTGTTCTTCTTCTCTAGCACCCACAGGCATAATCCACACAGGCCAATCAACACCTGCTGATCTAAACTTTTCTACTGCCTGTTCCATTTCATCCCATTCTCTATCTGCTTCACCAACCACAAATTTAAGTTGACCTTTGTTGGAAAGTTGATAGTACTCTTGTACTACATCAGGACGAATTGCTTTTTCTGTTTTTTCACCTGACACTGTAAACAGTTTAGGACTACAACTAAAGAATATTTCTGTGTCAATTGACTTTGCCCATTCTACAAACTGTGGTCTTAGACTTTGTGTGCCGTTGGTTTCAAATGTCATTGATCCAGGTAAATTGTTTTGCTTTTGCAGTTCATTGTAGATGCCTACAACTGCAACCTGTGCCTGTGCCATCAAAGGTTCACCGCCTGTGAAACACAGATGTTGATGCTGTTTTGATCCAGGATGTAAAAATAGTCCTTGTGGATTTGAATCTGTTTTAATAGCATCAACTATTTTATTTGCAAGTGTTGTGGGTGTTTCATAACCCATTAAACTTTTAAATTTCTTTGCCCAGGTGTAGGAAGAGTCGCAACCCTTGTCCCACACAGGCAAATCCTCTACTCTTGAAACTGATGATACGTCAAAATCTTCAAATGGCAATTCATATGTTTCTGGATTAGTTGGATCTATTTGTCCAAATCCATTACACTGCAAATTGCACAAGAAGAAACGTATCCAAGCAGTGGGCACACCTGTGTAGTGTCCTTCACCTTGAATACTGTGGAATATCTCTGAATAATAATATTTCTTTTCTTCCATAATATATACTATACACTATTTAGATTTTTTGTCAATTACTTTGTTACTTGGATTGTAAGGATCTGGTGGATATGCTTGTCTTACTCCTCTTGGAAAACCATGGCCTTCTTGATCTCCTTCATGTCTTGGAATAAAATGCACATGTGGCCAAAATACACTTTGACCTGCTGATGCACCAATATTCATACCAAGATTAAACCCATCAATTTTACCCTGTTTTATCATTTCCATACCATCTCTAAATGCTTCTTGAAAAGCATACCCTATACCACCTGGTGCATCTTTTGGCAGTTTAGTAATATATAATCTATGACCTTCCTTGCAAGGATATTTGTCATTAAACACTGCTAGGTTTGGCTCATCTTTGATTGGTTTATCATTTTTTGCCCAAATACTATCTTTAAAAGTTTGAGGATTTGGATCTGATTCCATAAGTTCTTTATCTTCTTTTACCCACGGATATTCTCGTTCACTCATATTGCCCACCATTCTTCCCATGGATAAACTATCCATTGGGGATTTTCATCTTTGTTAATTGATTTAGAAACATAGTTAACTTTACCAAAATGACTTGGTTCATTTTCTATTAGCACTGCAAATCGTACATTAGATTCCCAATTTATTTTGCCTGACTTTTCCCAATCTTGTTTGATCCAAGAAAGTGTTTCTCCTGTGTCGTTGATATCATCCACAATCAAAATGTTTTTACCTTGTACAGCATCACGAGCCATCCATTTGTTTGATTCAGGCACTGTTGCATGATCACGCAATTTAATTTCTAATGTGTGCATAGGAACTTCAAAATAATGACTAATCATTGTTGATGGAATTAATCCTCCACGTGTTAGCCCTACCACATAATCTGGTTTAAAGTTATTTTTATCTACAACAATTTGTTGTATAATGTCAGCGGTCATATCTTCTATGTCCTGCCAACTGTAGTATACTTTATTTGTCATTTATTGCTATCCTTTTGCGTAGATCTGTTGTGCTAAACCTATGTGTTCTTGAATTAAAATACAATTCTATTCCAAGTTTTTCACACTCAGATTTTCCAGTAAACATTTTGTCTTTGTATTCTTCACCTAGTATTCTTACATCTGGTATTAGAGTTGTTAGTATATCAACCACATCTTCTTCTGTTTGATAAGGAACTACTTCGTCTACATATTCAACTGCTTTTAATTGCAGATATCTTTCAAACATTGTTTGAATTGGTTTATTTTTAGTGTCTGGTCTATCAATTGTAGGATCACTTTGTAATCCACATATTAAATAATCACATTGACTTTTTGCTTCACGCAACATAGCAATATGACCTGCGTGTAATAAATCAAATGTTGAAAATGTTATTCCTGTTTTCATATGTTACATAATAAAAAGTTGATACAGTGCAATAATGTTCATTGTTGAAAACCAAGTTGTTAGTACAGCAATCCAAGCCGCTTTTCTCATCACTGCCGCAACCAAACTTGTGACACTACCTAAAAAGTAGAATGGCACAAATATATCTGGTCTAGGTGCTAGTACTGTATAAGTTAGTATAGCAGATCCTGTCATCACACAGATAGCAGAAAACATCTCAATCCAAAATGCTGTGGGATTAGATGTATACGATTCTTTCCAAAATTTTAATATTTTATTCATAACCAAGTTAACCTAAACAGTGCATCAATTTTTCTGTCAAAAATTTTCACTGTTACATATCCTGTTATTCCATCTACACCTGGATTAACATATTTTTTAAACGTATATTTTTTAGCAGGAACCTTATTGTTCTTAAACCAATCAGTGTAGTTAGTTATTTTTTTGCTTATGTGTTCGTCTTCCCATAGTTCATAATCTATGTTATCAACTGGCACAAAAGTAAAAAGTGTATGTTCACTTTCGTATATTTTTTTAACAGTATTAACCATGACCTTTCATGCTCATGCAAATCTTATAAAATTCATCTCTAGTTGCAGGATCATCGCTGAATGCTCCATTCATGATTGCTGTGGTCATATCACTTTCATGTTCACGCACACCTCTGTGTGTCATACAATGATGTTCTGCTTTCACAACAACTGCAATGTGTTCTGTTTTTGCATATTTTTTTAGTTCAGTTGCAATTTGTGATGTCATTTCTTCTTGTATCTGAGGACGTTCTACAATGTGATGAACTATTCTATTAAACTTAGATAGTCCAATAACTTCGCCATTAGGAATAATACCTATCCAACATTGTCCTACGATATTTTGAAAGTGATGAGCACAGGTTGATCTTATTGAAATTGGTCCACTGGTGTACATGCTTTTGTATCCCATGTTTGGAAAACTAGTAACTCTTGGAGGTGCTTTAAATCTACCACCAAAAATTTCATTCACGTACATCTTGGCTACACGTTTTGCTGTTTCACGTGTGTTGTGATCATTTTCTGTATCAATTACAAGGCTATCTAATACGCCTTGCATTTTTTCTTGTATTTCATCTTGAAGTTGAGCTAGTTCACCTTCTTTGATGTATTCACTGATGTTGTCATTAGAATGAAAACGCACACCAGCATCTTTTAATCTTTGTTTTATTTCTTCACTTTTACTCATTTGTTTCTCCGATGTTAAAGCAGAGGATTGCTGTTTATTAGATTATTATAACAATTATATTTGAAAATTGCAAGTGTTTTTTTAATGATATAAATTACTTGCCATAGGATAATATATCCCTTGATGTACAAATCCAGTGTGTTTGTTGTTTGGTTCGTCGTTGATATCTGCTAGTTCAAATATTTGATGTTTATGTTTTGGATCTGGTGTATGGCCAAACAATCTTAATATTTCTGCCATGGTAACATATTTTACACCTTCGTCCATTTTTCTATTAAAGTATGCTGAAAGAGTGTCTATTACTTCTTGTTCTTGCCAATTTATAACGTCAGGTAACTTCATTCCAGATTGAATGTCAAACTGATATCGTTGTCTGTTTAATTTCTTTTTGATTGGTTTCTTTTTTGCCATAACTACTAATAGTATTTAACAGATTGTTTGCAGAGAAATACATGTCAGTTAATTTTTGCTCTAATTGTTGTAGTTTTGGCAATTTATTTGCGTAGTTCTCCATATCATTTTTTATTATTTGGATAAGTTTATGTTTGTTTAATTGATAATTTGAGTATGAACTGGTCCATGCTGAATCATATTTCCATACATCATCATACATTTCTGTATAACTTAATCTATCTGGTACCAAAGGCATTGCACCAACTAGTACTCCTTCATAAGGTGATATACCTAGTGTTTCTTGTGTGTTTGCTGAAAATACCATTTTTGCTTGACCAAGCAGTGAATGATATTCATCTTTGTTTAACTGTTTGTCTTGACAAACAACAAATTGATATTCTGGTAAACTCTGTGCTAGATCTCTAAATATCTCTGGTTGCTTTTCTGGAGCAATTCTATGTGGAAATAGTATTAGGTTTCTTTTTCCAATACCTGAATATTTTTTAAGAGTATCTTTCATGTATTCCATAGGCCAACCTGTTCTTACAATTTTATTACCTACTGGACCAACCTTGTGTGATCTACCAAATAATCTAATATGAAAATCTGATGCAAAATAATTGTGATCAAATGATTCAAACATTGATCTTTCTGCATGTCTTACCCATGGTGCTTTACCAATTAATCTACCTAAGAAATCTGCTGGATCATATGAACCCGCATGCCATAATCCATGTGTGATAACTTTAATACCAAGTAGTTCACTCATGTATTTGATGTTGATAATACCAGGATGCCAAGCATCAGTAAACAATATGTGATCACCCTGTGATACTCTACCTTCTGTAAATGCTCTTGAAATTTTTTCTATCTGTGTTGACTTATAGATATTAGTACCACCAAAGTTTAAAAATGCACCAGGTGTTGTAGCAGGTGGAATATCATCTGCACCTTCTATTACTTCAACTTCTATGTTGTGTGATTGTAGTAGCTCTGGAACATGTGTTTTCCACTGACAAGTATATCTTGTTTCTACTGATTCTAAATCTATTAACCAAACTTTCATATTATTATTATATTACTATTTTCTACAAAAGTCAAACAATTATTTTATATATTTTACATTAATGGTTTTATCAACTGATTCTGCTGTAAAACCATGTTCACCATCTAAAACACAATCAACTCTACTAAAATTAGTGTTTGGATTTCCAAAGCCAACTGCTAATATTTTTTTAAATTTAGTATTGGTTATTGGAATATCATACTTGTTTTTCATTTCTTCATACAATTCTTTTGTTCTAAAACAACCACAATATCCTGTTGTGTATCCTAATTGATTTGCTGTTAGTACTGCCGCGCCTGATGATATACCAATACTAACTGAAAAACTTTCTTGATAATCATCGTCAAAAGGATTATCAATTCCGTCTAGGTCTGTTGGTCTCCAAATTAGTAGTAAAGGAGCATTCACTTGTGTATTTCTATGAACTTTTCTATCTGTAAAATGTGGATTATGAGTATCAGTTGCATATTCATAACACATCCTATTGAAGTCTTTGTTTGTGCTTACTATCAGTTCGTAGTAACTTCTGTTGTTTTTTGTTGGCATTGTTGTTGCTACTTCAACAATTGTTTTTATATCTTCTTCTAAAATTTGTTTAGAATGATCCCAATTGCGTTGGCATCTTTCTGCAGATTTAACTGCTTTTATTAGGTTTGACATCTTTTACTACTTCCATAAATTGTTGATATTGTTGTGGATAGTGTTTGTTGACATGATCTAACATTCCTTGCACTGTTACTTCATCTCCGCCTGTGCTGTTTTTCAGTATTTGCCAATTGTCATAGTCGACAATAACTGTAGAAGAATCCCAATGTCTTGATTTTAATCTATCAACAAAATAAACCATTTCTTGAATACGCCATTGTCCTTCTGTGCCAAAATTTTTCATTTCTGTTTTAGCACCTGGGGCTGGTTGATAAACGTGCTGGAAAACTATAAAGTGACCTTTATTCTTGCTCATATAGTTATTTACCACGAATCATTTCTAGTTCAACCATAGTAGCCGCTAGATTGATTTCTGGATCAACAACCACTGCATGATTTACAATACCATCACGAATACACAACAATGCTCTATTTTGTTTTTCTTCTGTACTACCAAACCATTCAAGGTTTTCATACATTTTACGATAGATTTTTTCATATGAATTTGAATCTGCATTTTCTACAATGTATTTTCTTGCTTTTTCAATGTCACCATTTTGGAACATAGCCACATAGGTAATTTCCATGTTGCCTTCTGTGAGATCACCTTCTTGTGGTTTTTCTAACTTGCCAGTTTGTGAATTCATTTGACAAGTATTAATACATTTTCTTAGGTCTGGATAATTTGCCTTAACATAAACATCAAGTGTGTCCATGTCAAAGTCAACTTTTTCATTTGCAAGTATTTCACCAACTCTCACTGCAAACATAGTTTGATCTAGAGTTTTGATATGAAAGCCTTGACATCTAGAATGTATTGCAGGAATAACTCTACGTTCATAATTACAAGTTAATAAAAATCTACAAGTTGAAGCATACTGCTCCATTAGTCCACGTAAAATTGCTTGACCGTTTTGTGTGATATAATCTGCTTCGTCTAACAACACATATTTAAAATCACCAAACGGCATTGTTTGAGCAAAGTTTGTGATTTTTTCACGCATAACATCTACTGAGTTTTCATTAGATGCATTTATTTCTAGTATGTCGCCTTTGTCAACTTCAAGTTCATGCAACAATAATTTTGCCAGTGTTGTTTTACCTGTACCAGGATCACCACTAAAAAGCAAATGTGGAATTGCCTTAGAGTCTATCCAACTTTGAACTTGACGTTCTTGTTGTTCATCTCTAAACACATATTCTTTGACCTTCTTAGGTCTATATTGTTCTACCCAAAGTTGTTTCATCTTACTCTCAGTATATTATAAATTGTATAAATTGTCAAGTGAATTAATATGTTGGAGCACCGTCTAATAAATCTTCTGGTCTAGTGTCAGAAGTTCCAAGTATTCCATTTGGGTCTGCAACTCTAAGATCAAATTCTTGGCCATCATCTTCAACCTGAACTCCTCTTGTCCAACGTCCATGTTCCATTAACACAAAGTCTCCTGGTTTAAGATAATCAATTTCTGATCCTACTGCATAAACTTCTGCCCATCTGGCTCTAACCCCAGCACCACCATCATCTAAACGATCCGACGATGGTAAAAGTATTCCACCTTTAGACTTACGCATACCCTGGTCAATATTTTTAACCAAAATTTTATTTCTTAAAGGACGAATTTTGCCTTTTACTGTGTGCATTTGTTTTACTCTTCTGTGTCTTCAACTAGTTCAATATCACCATTTGGTAACTCAACTTCTTTCATTTTTGGTTGAGATTGTTTTGGCTTTGACGCTTTTGGCTTTGATTTTTCTTGGACTGGTGTTTGTTCCATTGCCTTGGTTGCTGAAACGTCAACTGCGTCTTTGATACTTACTGTTTTTACGGCCGCTTTAGGATTGTTTTGATAGTATGCTTGAGCTTGTTGTGTTTTTGTTTTTACAATATTACCTTTACTGTCTAGTTGATCACCACGTGCATTAACTTTCATATTTCCTACTGCTACAGATGTTTCATTTGCTAGTGTAAGACCTTGCATATCTATTGCTTGTCCTCTATTTGTTTTTTTCATAAGTTATACTCCTATATAATTATTTATCTTTCAAAAAGTCAGTGATATCTAACCCATATTTTATACTGTTTACTTTGTGAACTCCTAGTAGATACAGCACATATGATGATACCGATGATCCTCTGCCTACTCCCCAAACAATATCATTTTTTCTCATAGTATCTATTAGATAAATTAAAAACTTTAATACATTTAATAAATCATATTGTACATATAATTCTAGTTCTGTGTCAACTCTTTTTTTCTCTTCATCTGTAATTGCAAGACTTTTTATGTGTGCAACAACATCCATGCTTTTGTATTCATTGGGCATGTACCAATCAGATTGCAAAGCACGATCATAGTCTTGAACAGGAATATCTATTTTGGTTAACTTTTGAATATTTGGCCAATCTAATGCCAGTTCATTAACAATAGAATTATATTTTTCAACTCTGCTGTCATTGACTTTGAGCTTGTCAATTGCATATCCTTGATACACTAATTCAATTAGATCACTACAGTTCACAATAGGTTCACCATACTGATTTGTGTTTGTAATACGACCAACATCTGACATACTACAATATTATATTAAAATGTTTTGATTGTCAAGAACTATTAGGCTTCGCCTATTCTTTGATTCCACTTTTGGGTTAGGTTGCTTACCCAATTTGTTTTTACTGCTTGAACACAGGCACCATATGTACAGCCTGCTTTTTGATATTTTTTGTATAGTTTTTCTGCTTCAGTAACAAGTTTTTGTTTTTCTAAATATTGAGCATATTGATCTTTGGATTTTTGATCTCTTCTTTTAGCTAATTCTCTATAGAAATCTTCTCTAGCAGTCATGCTTCTTATTGTCTGCATGTCAACAACTACAAAATTACGTCTATCTCTTCTAATAGCATTAAGAAGTTTACGACTAGGTCTTCCTTCTAATCCGCCTTTAGAAACGTATTTTTTATCGCTAGATCCTTTTTTACCTTTTTTTCCCATATAAAGTTATTTATATAAAAAGAGGATTTATTCGCCAATTGTAAAAGGGTTTTCGTCAAACTTCTCTGTGTCTACTTGTTTGGTTTGACGATCACGTAATTCTTGTGTGAGAAATGCTAGTTGTCGTTGCATTTGTTTGTGTGCTTCTGTATAGCCGCCACGTTTGTGAATTTGATTTAGTTTATTTTGAATTTGATTGATTAATTTCACTAATTGATCATCATCAAGATCTGGTCTTTCAAATATGTTGTTAGGCACTGAAACTTTCTCCACAACCACATGATGATTTTGAATTTGGATTTTTAATAGCAATATAACTGCCACCTAGTTCTTCAACATAGTCTATGGTACTGCCAAGTATAAAAAGCTCTGCTGTTTTATCAACTAGCAGTTTTTTATTTTCATTTAATTCGTATTCATAGTACTTGTCAGACATTTCATCAGCAAATGACCAATCATATTGAAAGCCTGCACAACCGCCGCCTTTTACTTTAAAAGCCACATAGGGTTTGTTGTTTTTAACTGCTGTGTTTGTCAAATATGTTTTTGCTGTTTCTGTAATATTAATCATTTGTAGTATTTATCTGTTTTTCTAAACTTTTTTTTGCTCTTTTACGTCTACGTTTACGTGCTTGTTTTGATGTACTTAATAATCTTTTATATATGTCTAATTGTTTAGCATTTTCATTAAACCACATCACATAGTTAATTGCTTTGGTTTTTGCCGCAGGATTATAAGTTATGTTTGTAAATGAAGGATGATATAAATTATTTGTATCTTTGTTAAACTTAACATATACATCATTATCTTGTAGTATATAGTGTTTGTCTTTTTTTATAAAAAATTCTTTGTCTTCTGTGTAATTATAAATTTTAATATAACCTGCTGGTATTTCATCTAGCCAATGCATACGAGGAAAATACGAAACTTTGCCGTTCCATGATACTGTTTCTGGTCTATCTGCGCCAACTTCCCATGCCATTACATAGCAAGGTTGATTGTTAACCGTTCCTTTAGCAACTACTAATTCATCATTATAAGAATTTTTGCGACCTGAACGCCACACAGTTTTTTCAATTGTATATTCTTCAGGTCGCGCCATAGTAAATCCTTATGCACTTGCAGTTTCAGTAGATTTCGCTTCTTGTATTTCTTTTCTTCTTACTTTAGCAAGTTTAGTGATTTCAGATAAGGCTTTTCTAGCTCTTGTACCAGCCGCCTTATTGCCTTTTTCAGCAAACTTATCACTGTTTTCTTTGTATTCTTCAAACAATGTTAATAGTTGTTGATTTGTTGTACTCATATATAAGTTCTCCTTAATAGCATTATTTTATTATTTTTTTACTTTAAAGTCAAGCACAATTTCACTAAACCCCTGATCTTTTGGCCAAATATTAGCAACTTATTTGTCCCTTCAAACAGGGGTTCCGTTTATATCTTATCTCTGATAATTATATTATCAGCAGGTTAAGTTACACCTAAATATTTGTTATTAATAAAGACCCTTTATTAAAATTTAACAAATAGATATATATATTTATATTAAAACTTATTATAATGAAATAGGATCAATTGGCATAATTGTAGATATTGCATTTTTGTATACCAATTGCGTGTGTTGTTCACGTTGCAAATACAATGTGCTCTCATCCATTGCAGTTATAACACCGCCTAACTTAATACCATTAATTAAAAAAATAGTAAGTTGGGCTTTTGTGTCAATCAATTTTTGTATAAATTTATTTTCTTGTTCATGCATGATAATTAATAACCTTCAAATGTATTTATCCAGTTATTTATTATTTTGGCTGTTATCCTTGTTGTTTTTAACCAATTTCATCATCATAAGATACTGCTTGTATGACTCTTCAACTGCTGGATATCTCCTACGCATATACTGTTCGTGTTTAGCACGTTGTTCTGCTTTGAACATTTTACGTTTTAAAGATGCTAGTTCTTGCTCAAGCCTATGCACCTGCTTTATAGTTTGAAGGTGCAAATCATGATGGTATGAACTTGGTTCTGTATCACTAGGCACATCAGCCATTCAAATCAATCCATTTGTTTAACAGTTTAACACCCCAACCGGTAGCACCGCCTTTTGCTGTCATAGAACCTTTGTCGTTCCAAGTAACACCTGCTATGTCAATGTGTGTCCATGGTACATCATTTACAAATCTCTGTAAAAATTGTGCCGCTGTGGTTGAACTTGCTTCACCACCTTTGCCCACATTGTGCATGTCAGCAATAGTTGAATCCACATAAGTGTCATATCTTTCACCTATGGGATCGCAAGGTAAACGCCATACTTTTTCATCTACTTCGTGTCCTGCTTCAATCAACTGTTTGCTCATTGCATCGTTATTTGAAAATATACCAGCCAGTTGATCACCAAGTGCAATTGAAATTGCACCTGTTAGGGTGGCTAGATTGATCATTGTTTTTGGCTTATAGGTTTTTTGTGTGTACCATAAACAGTCTGCTAGTACAACTCTACCTTCAGCATCTGTGTTGTCAATTTCAATGGTTTGCCCACTCATAGAAGTGATTACATCACCAGGTTTATATGCTGTACTAGACACCATATTTTCTACAAGTCCAATAACACCAACTGCATTTACAGGTAAATTACGTCTTGCAATACTGATCATTGTACCAACTACCACTGCTGAACCGCCCATGTCATACTTCATGTCTTTTAAACCTTTAGATGGTTTGATAGAATATCCGCCTGTGTCAAAACATACACCTTTGCCAACAAATGCCATTGGTGCATCTTTCTTTTTGCCTTTCATCCACTCCATTACAACCATTTTAGATTCTCTAGCACTACCTTGACCCACTGCCAACAGTGCTCCAGCACCCATTTTTTCTAGTTCTTTTTCACCATATATTTTCACTGTAAGGCCTATGGCTTCCAGCATCTTAACACGATTAGCATATGACTCAGGATACAATACATTAGATGGTTCTGAAATTAAATTTTTAGCAAATTCAATACCTTCTACCATGGCATTTTTTTGTTTGTAATCTGCTTCTACCACTGTTAGATCTGCATCTTCTTGACAGATGTCAACATTAAATAATGTTTCTTCTTTGTCCTTTTTGGTAAAGTATCTATCAAACTTGTAATCTTTCAATCTCATACCAAATGCAATATTAGTTGGTGAAGATTTTATTTCTTTGTCAACAAATAACAACACACGACCTTGTGTGCCTCGTTCAGTTAATTTACTGTAAACTGCACCACCTACTTTTTCTAGTTTTACATCTGTTAGTTTAGCAGGATCTCCTACACATATAAAAAGTGCATCGTGACAAGGTAAGTTATTAGATGTAATAAAAAAACTATCTAAAAATTTACCTTTGAATCTGTTTCTTTCAAACGTTTCACTTAACAATCCATCTGTACCTTCATCTAGTATAGATGCTGATTGTGATAGTGCAATATCATCACCTGTTTTATAAATTAAATGTACTTCGCAAGTACTTTCGCCACTAGATTCTATGTCATTTAAAAAATCTATGTTTATCATTTGACCTCCATGTCTTTGGTAAGAACTAATGGCTCATCACTGTGCATTTTTGAGTATTCTTCTAGTTCTTGTTTTTCTTTTTGTTCTCGTTGTTCAAATATTTCTATCTGTATTGCATCTTTAATTTCGTTGGCAAGATGCGGCCATTTGGTTACAAGATCACGAATAAACATAATTCGTTCAACTTGATTCATTCTTGCAATTTGTTCTACTACATTAATCACGCAATATTCTCCTTGGGCATTTCATACATTGGAAACTCTGCTTTGCCTTTTTTAACTTCATGCATACCAACTGCCCAACCATTTTCAAGTTCAACCCAATACTTCACAGTTTTTTCAGGTCCAGGCCATCCATGATTACCTGCATTACGATCTAGGATTTTTACATCACTAAATTGTTTAGCAGGAATATCTTTTTTCTTATACTTACGCATGTTCCACCACCATTGAAAATCTAATCCAAGTGTGGTTTCATTCTTTAGCTCTTGAGAAATTCCTGTTTCGTTTGATGTATATAATCCTAATGGATTGCTTTTGTTTTTCTTAGTTCTAGGCATTTATTCTCCTTTTGGTTGTTTCATGTCTGTTAAAAAGTCTGGTCTTGTTTCTACACAATACAGTTCAAGAGTTTCTTCTTCAATGATTCTCATGGCTTTACAGTCTTTGCCTGTGAGTGACGAAACAACATGATCAGTTGTGGTTTTCTTTCCTTCAATTGCCAGTGCTGTATCAACTCCTGCTTTTATAATTGTAACAGTTTTAAAAGTTTGATAGGTAGTTGAAGCCGTGGTTGCTGTGGCTGTTGCACTACTGCCTGCTAAAAAACCAGGGGCCGCACAACCACCCAATAGTAGTAGTGCAGATATCCACAACAACATTATAAACATTACTGCTCGTGGATGTATCATACTTTTTTACCTGCTGTCTTTAGATCTTCTCTTGCTACCACCATGTAAGGACCTTTGTTGTATGCTGGTGCAATTGAATATTGACTACTCACTGCAAGACGTTCTTGTTTTTCTTTCCAACTAATCTGCTTACCATTGCCCATATATGGAACTTTGGTTTTGACTTTTTTCCAAGATCTAGAAGGCGTCCTTGGATTATTAAAAGTACTAGTATCTGCAAATGCACGAAAATTCTCTTTGATGTTTCGTTTTTTAGGTTCTACACCCAGTGATTTAAGATACTTGTCATAATCTGCTTGAGCTTGTCTGTCTCTAGCAGTTAATCCTTTGGTTTTGCGTTTCTTAGTGGAATTCATACTAAGAGCTGGTCCTACAAGATGCATAGTCATAGTATTAATATAGCACCAATTGACAATTTGTCAAGTAAAAAATTAGTCTTTTTTTCTTTAAAAACCTTTTGAGTTTATTAGACTAATTTGTATATCTGCAAATTTAGAATCTATAGTAATGTTGTGTTGGCCAAAATTTTCTGTAATCCAACTTTCATTATAATCATACCATTTGCTGTGTTTTTTTACAAACGTATCAGCATTGGTATTTTCCAATTCAATCTGCTTTTGCATAGTAGCATCATCTTTATACCAATCGTATTTTGGATATGTTATATTCCAGCCACCTGCTTGTTTCCACCATTCGAAACACTTTTGATTGGTTCTACGCACAAGAAGAATATTTGAATTTGGTATTTGATGTAGCCAATCTAGACTATGAGCAAACTGATGACATTTTATCATCATTGGTTTTTTATTATCTATAAAAGCACGATCACATTCATCTAAAAAGTCTTTTACTTCTAAAGTTGATGCACAATGAAAATCATTTCCTAATTCCATACCTGGACCCCAATAAGCACCTTTATGCCCGCTAAAATCTCCATGTGTATAGACTCTTGTTTGATTTTCATCACTGGTATTGTAGTTGAAGTTATCGGCAATTGTTTGTCCAATTCCGCTCCATCTACTACCAGGTGCACCAACTAAAAAAGTATACTCTATCATTATTTTACTAACTTACTTTTATATACACTGCTTAAACCTAGTGCTTCTGTATTAAATTTAACTAGATTTTGTAATGCATCACTGGTAATAAATGTCATTAGATTATCTCTATGTGCATTACCGTTATCACCAATTATCCAATCATAGTTACCTACTTCTTTATGAATAATACTCATTGCTTTAGCATCTTGACTCATTTCAGTAAGGGCTTTGATTAATTTATCAGTGTTAGGGTTACCTTTGTTTACCCACAATGCTTTTTGTAAACCATCTCTAAATGATTTTACAAGTTTATATGAATTATAAAAATCACCGCTTGGTGCTACACCCCAACGTTGCTCAAATAAAATTTCAAACTGATAACCTGGATAGTTTGGATCATCAGCATGACTTCCGTCTGCTTGTAAAATACCATGATGGAACCAAAGTTCTGCATCTGGATTTGATTCAACGTGTTTCTTATAAGCCGCTGGATTTTCTCTTGTACCGTTAAGTTCGCCTCGCTTAAATGCTAAACGTCTTTCACCGCCACTCATACCGTTGACCCAAGTTACATTTTCTTTAAAACAACCAATATATTCATCTACACTTTTGTCTGGTCCGCATATTAACATTGTCATTGCAAAGGCTTCTGGTACCATACCTGATCCTGCCGCAAAACTTGGCTTGTTCATGTCTGCACCTTTTAGTTTACCTGCAATGATGTTTAAATTCATTGCACCAATTGAGTCATAATCAGCATAATTGTAATCAACTTCTTCTTGTAAGAATGACACACCATTACCACCATGTGATACCATAACTACTTTGTCATCACTGCGTAACTCATTGTGCCATTTATTAAAACCAGGAATATCTCTTGCTCCTGGGTAATGTTGTAATTTAATTTTTTCACCTAAAAAAGGTTCTAGTTGTTTTGCAACAATTTCTGCCCATACGCTAGTACCACCGCCTGGCTTTTGTGGAATTACAAAAGTGTAATCTGCCATTGCTGAAGTAGTTATACCAAACGTAAGAATCATAGTCGCTAAAAGTTTTCCGATTAGTTTTTTCATTTATGTTTCTCCTCTATACGTTAATCGTTTTATTAAAATCACCAAGTTCAACAACTTGTTTAGTTTCATCAGTTGTCCAACCTGTAACCTGTAACATTGGTCTATCTTCCCAACCCATATTACAAGTACCGTGGGGAATATCTCGCCATTCCCAAGTAATACATTGTCCTTTTTTCCATTGATGCCAATTACTATTACCTAATTGAAACACTTGTCCATGTTTCCAATCATCTAACATAATAGCAAACCTTCTCATAAGATTAGGATTTTTATCTGCTTCAATTTCAGTAAATGTATTACCGCGTTCTTTTCGTCCTGCAAAATTATCAATATGCCAGTTTAACATTTGTCCAGTAGTTTGGTTATGAAACTTAATACTTGTTTCTTTCATGCCAAAATACTCTCCAATACGTTTAAACACTGGAATATCTTTTGCGTTTACACGACTAAAAATCTCCATTTCAGGATTTGCTCCTGCATTAATTAAGTCATTTTCTTCTAATGTAGAAGTGTAGACTTTTTCTTTTAAATCTATATTTCTGTTTGCCCAAGTATTAGGCTTTGTTTTACCTAAACACTCTTGTATCTCATTTACCCAGTCACCTTGAAATGTACAAACTTGTTTGTAATCCACCGTTTCTTTTGCTGGATTAAAATGCCACTTACTTTGTTTTTTAGTAAATTCCCAACGACTTTTGCCCCAATATTCCTCATTCATTACGCATACTCCAATTTATTCTTTCTAAAAAGTCCATAACTAAATAAACAAATAATAGCAACTATTAATCCTATAAACAAAGGTCTTTGTAATAAAGTTTCTATAGTGTATAAAGATGTTATTTGTATAGTTAATGCTTCAACTTTATCTGCTAAAATAAAAGCCATTAACATCGCCGGTCTACTAAACTTAAATTTTTTAGCAAGTACACCTAAAATAGTACATAGTATTAAAATTATATAATCTTCAATTCCGCCTGTATATTGAACACAGGCCCAAACAATAAAAATTACTAATAATGGAAAATAATATATGTAAGGTACATAAGTTATTTTTGCAACATACTTATTAAATGCTACACATATTAATCCTACAATAACTGTTGCCCACATAAAGCCAAAAGTTAAACTATCAAAAAAACGTGTATCATATGCTAAATCAGGAGTGCCTAATTCAAAACCTAAATACATAAACAAAGCCATTAATACTGCGGCAAAACTAGCACCAGGTATTCCAAACAATACTGTAGGAATCATCGATGTAGCCTTTTGGGCATTATTGGCACCTTCTGGGCCAATTACTCCTCTAATATTTCCTTTTCCAAATTCTTCATTAGGGTGCGTCGCTATTGTTGATCCATATGCCATCCAGTCTCCCATGGCACCGCCAATACCAGGTAAAAATCCTACAAATGCTCCAATGGCACCGCCTCTTAATGCGTCCCACTTACAACGCCAAACTTCTTTTATACCGTCCCAAGTTTGTTTAGCATGATTCTCTTTACCAATTACTGCAACTGACTTTCCTTTTACCCACCCATCTAATATTTCAGGAAATGCAAATAACCCAGCAACAAATGGCATAAGTTGTACACCGTCAGCCAAATATTTCCAACCTAAAGTATATCTGTCAACATTAGTTGCAGGATCAACACCAATAAGTCCAATTATAAGTCCAATAGCAATAGCAACTAAACTTCTAACCCAATACTTGTTACTAACAAAACCTACGCAGGCTAAACTTAACATTATAAATGCCCAAAGTTCTGGAATACCAAAATACATAATAAGTTTTACATACCATGGCAACAATGCAAATGTTAATGTTCCCCAAAGTAATCCATTAACAGTTGATGTAGTAATTGCTGAAGTTAATGCGTATGTGGCTTTGCCTTGTTTGGCTAGTGGGTATCCATCTACCATTGTTGCCGCGGCACTGTTAGCACCAGGTATGCCTAGTAATATTCCAGAATATGTATCGCCTGTAGTACTAGCGGCTACAACTGCCATACAAAATATTACACCTAGATAAGGATCAAACCCAAAATAACTGATAAACCCAAACAGGGCAACTAAACCTGTTGTTGCTCCTGCACTGGGTATTAATCCTATGATTAGTCCGTATAGTGTTCCACTTAATAATGATATGATTTCGTTCATACAATCCTCCTTTTTAGTTTTATTGGATTGTTAATGAACTCTGGACGACAGGCGTTATTAACAAAAGTATTTATCAATTATGGCTTACGCCATACAAAATACATTCTATTTTGAGAATCATTTCTTAATTCTAAAACTGTTACACCAAAGTGATCTGCACAATTTTGAATAAAATTTGCATCCCATGGATAGAATTCAATCCATTCTGATTCTGGCGCTTCATGTGGTAAACCAGGATTAACTCTAAAAAACATAGTTCCTTTTGAAGCACATAAATCTACAGCATGTTCTAATTCAGCAAATATTTTATCTGTTGAACCAAAATTAATAGAACCCAATACAATAATTACATCAAACTTTTTGTTAGGTTTATAATCTAATATTCCTTGCTGTATATCTGCATTTGAATTATAAGGGTCTACTCCTATTAAATTATCTATTTTTTCTTTAAATTCATTGTAACCACAACCAAGATCTAAAACTGAGTTTGGTTTAAGACTGTTAATTTCATCAATTAGTTTTAAACCACTATACTTAAATTTTTTTGTTCTTGGTTGCCATACTTCACCAAAATATCTTCTTAAAACTGCATCATCTATTTTGTCTACTAAATCACCAATTGAATTAAAACTAACGTTATCTACATCAACATTAAAAGTTGCTCTAATTACATTACGCAACTTTAATTCATCGCGTAAAACTTGAGGAGATGTTTTTAATATTTTTTCTAAGGTGTTTAATATTTTTAGATTCATTATGCTGTTTGTTTAGTTTTTTGTTTTTCTTGTAATTGTTGCTCAGCAACCACAAATGGTGGCTTTCTTAATTTGTTACTATGATTCAACAAAGACAATGTTCTAGTAAAAATTTTATCAAGTTCTTTTTCTAAAGACTTTTTACTATCTTCTAATTGTTTAGCAATCATAATAACTCCGCCAGCACTAGCAACATAATCAGGAACGTATAATACTCGTTTACCATGCATGTTATATCCTGCTTTATTACTTGCCAATTGACAATCAGCAACTCCTATTACTGCAAGTGCATTTATATTCATTGTTGAATTTTTATCTAATGTTTCTCTACCATCACAGATCACAAGCAAGTCGCTCATAATAGTTGTTGCTTCATCTATAGAACAAGTTCCAAACCATGCATCTGCATACAAATCATTTATATTATCTTTATTTGTATCACACACAGTTAGATTAGCATTATTTTTATCAAATATTTTTGCAATTTCTTTTCCTTGATTGTTAAGACCTTTTACAATAACGTGCTTGTGTTGGAAAGATTTATTACTGTTCATATACTGTTGAACTGCCCTTGCAGAATAAAAAGCACCTTTTGCCTGGGCTTTTATGTATGCATCTTGATCAACTTTTACCAATTGAGAACAAACACTTTCAAAATGGTAATAAAAATCTTTATCTACGTTTGTTGTATAAACTAGAATTTGATCTTTGTATTGTGTGTTTAAATAATTACTTAAAATTTGAGCAACTTTAACAAAACTAGTATCATTATCTACATTTATAGTGATGATTCCTGCTTTGTTTTTTATATCGTTGTATGCATACTTTGTTAAAATTGTTTGTGCATATTTTTTAGTTACATCTATCTGTTGATTTGATGAATTATATGACTCAAACTTAATTTCAACTAAAGGAAGATACATTGTTTGTTTATTTGAAATTGCTATTACACCACTAAATCCGTTTTCGTCGTCACTTAGATGCGACATTGTAAAGTTATCAAACTCTACTGGATCAATTTTGATCATTTATATTCTCCAATTATTTCTGTTCTGTTGGCTGTTTTTGAGTTGTTATTTCTGTTTTTTGTAATTCTGCTTTTTGCAGTTTTTCAAAATCTTCTAAGGAAACTTTTTTAAGAACAAATACCAAATTCTTTTCATCAAACTTTTTATCTGGTTGTTTGTTATCAAACAATTCAATTTTAAAGTCTGTTGCTACAAGTATCTGAAATTTATGTCTTAGCATAAGTGCCGCCCATTGTTTTGGTCCCATGATAGAATAATGATTTGGAATATATTCTAAAGGTCTATAATTATCAGGTGCCGGCATTTCAATATATATTTTACCACCTGTTTTTAAAACTCTGCGAAACTCACCTAATGTCATATATGGAAACGGTGAATGTTCTAAGCAATGTCTAACAAAAAGAAAATCAAATGTTTCATCTGGATAGGTCATAAATGTTTGATCCATGTTTTCACATTCAAAGCCTCTGTCTTGTGTTGCTTTTACATCTTGATCACTCATAGTAATGCCTTTGATGTTTTCAAACCCAGCTTCTTTGAATTTTTCCATAGCATAACCTTGACCACAACCAATATCTAGTATTGCTTGTTCTTTGTTATCTCCTAATTGGTTTTTTACTAGATCAGGAACTATTTGATCTATCATTCTAGTGTGCATTGGTGTATCTGGTTCAGAGTATACTTCTTGAGATACCTTAGTTAAAAAGTTTTCTATTCTTTTTAATTTTTCTTGTGTTTCCATTTTATTTTGTTTTCCATTTTATTGTTTGGAGCGGGCGATCGGGGTCGAACCGACGACCTATTCGTTGGCAACGAATCGCTCTACCACTGAGCTACGCCCGCCTATTGTTACTATTATATTTAACTTCATTTGTTTTGTCAATACAATTATGTTAATTTTTTGTTTTATTTTTAATGTCTTTTAGTGTTTTTACTTTGGTTTTTAATCTAATTAAATCATTATCAAGCATACGTACTCTGTCAATTAACTTTATTAGTGTACCTGATGCAGATCCTAGTTTTGGTTTAATTTGTTCTACAATATACTTGTATAGATAGTATATAAAATATGCTAAAAAGAATACCGCCACAATTGGAAAGCCATAATAGTTGATTAATTCTACAATATTCATTAGTCTTTCCTTGCGTCTTCTTTTCCGTCTGCTCTGGCTATTCTATCTGTGTCAACTGGTAATCCAAGTTGTTCAGAAACTTCACTGTCAATTTTAAGTATATCGTTGTTCATAGTTTTTATTCTATTATCTAACTGTTCAGTGACTGTTTCTATAAAACTAATTGACGATACAATACTGCTTAGAATATAGTTTATAACTATCATTATAAAAACTCCACATGCCACAGCGGCGGCTATTGGCAGACCTAAATCAGCAATAATTGTCCATATGTCCATGATATAACTATTTATGTGAATTATTTTGTGGTTGCAATAAACACACCGTTCCAATCTTTAGGTAACTGTTGTGTTTGCATATACTCACAGCGTTCAATCCACATATCATAATAGCCTTTCATCTTACCACCAAAGTGTGATTTTAATCTTTCACAGTGATAAATGGCTTCATCAAACTTTTGTGACTTATATGCTTCATGCATTTGGTCATGTACCTTTTTGCTCTTATGATCAACTTTCTTAATATTATCTAATACTGTGTAAATTCTAATACCAACACTCTTACCTTTAACAGCAAGTTCGTCTATTTTTAAGTAAAAGAAGTTGTCTTTAGTAGCATCGTAGGTGTTCTCGCCCACAAGCAATAAACAACCGTACTCTTTACACTTGCTTTCTATTCGGGCGGCAGTCGAAACAGCGTCGCCAAGGACGTCATAGGAATGACGGCTTGTACTTCCCATTTCACCAAGATAACCCAATCCTGTGTTGATACCAGCACCCATGCCAATTGGTGGCCTTCCTTCTGATGTAATCTTTTCATTAAACTGTTCTACTGCACGTAACATATTGAGTCCTGTTTCTACTGCTGTTCTTGGATGATGCGGGTCATCTATAGGAGCATTATGTATATGCATACTTGCATCACCGATATACTTAATAACCATACCGTCAGCATCAAGTATAGGTTGTGTAATGGCATCCATGTACCCATTCATTAATTTTGTTAAGCCTTTAACATCGTCGCCAAACGATTCTCCTAATGGTGTAAATCCTCTTAGGTCTGAGAAACAAATTGAAACTTCTTTCTTCATACCATCTTTAATTAAACTTGGATTCTCTTGTAGCATACGTACAACTGTTGGAGAACAGTAACCTGCAAACTGTTTTTTAATTTTTTGTTTTTCAAAATATTCTTTGGTAAATCTATTAAACACTGCATGGAATGAAACCAATGTTGACACAGTTATTAACCAACTCACATCCCATAACTGTAGATGTCTTGTAAACACAAAGTACGAAGCATAACTTGAACCTGACCATAATAAAATCATTGCCGCACCTGTTAACCAATATGGTGCAAATGCCGCCAACAAAATTAATAGCACTGCAACTGCTCCTGTTACTGCATACTCTAAAAAAGTTGCATAGTCTGTTCGCACTATAGAATCACCATTGATAATTGTTTGTAAACTCACTGCTATTGGTATATGACTATATGCTTCACCATTAGGTGTTGCTATGATTGATCCTATACCTTCTGCTGTGATACCAAGAATAACTGTTTTGCCTTGCACAGATTCAAAACTGTCTGTGACACTTATTGTTTCAAACTGTTTGTTCCAACGCAACCATATCTGTCCGTTAGCATCTGTGTTAATCACAGGATACCCAGGAACACGAACTGCTTGTACACCACCTGGACCTGCTTTGACTTGATAACTTGGTGCACCTGTGGCCACACGTATTGTTTCAATGGCTATGGCAGGATATGTTTCTCCTTCAACTGTAACAATCAAAGGCACACGTCTTACCACACCATCAATTTCTGGTGCTGTATTGATTACACCTACACCGTCTGCATTTAATCCAAACAGTTCTATAGGTCCTAACATGCCTGGCCATTCAAACAACCAAGACAGTGGATCACCTATTTTGGCAACACCACGTGGCACTGCATTTTTGTTTGTTTGTGTTGTACCTACCTGTGCTATCACAACACCATTTTCAACCAACGCCTGTGCTAGATCCATATCACCATTTAGTCTATCTTGTTCTGAAAATAAAACTGGCAATACAATTATGCCTGCACCTGCTTCACGCAACTTCCATATGATATCTGCTAATACTGTTCGCTTCCAAGGCCATTGTCCGTATTGTTCAATTGATTTTTCATCTAATTCAACTATCACAATATCATTGCTGACAGTTGGTGTGTCATATTTTTGAATTAGATCAAATGTTTTTAACCTAGCAGTCTGCTTTACAAAAGGATCACTAAATCCCCACAGCATCAAAACTGCAAGTGTTAAAAATGCTACAGTCCAATGTGTTAACCATTTCATAATGATATTTATATGGTGTTTTATTCTTGGGTTACTGACACACTACAACCACCCGCAGTTTGACAGTTTTGAGATAAACTGTATGATTGTGCTGTTGAGCCTTTTTGTGTTAAATCTAAATCTGTACCATACGAACCATTAAGTGTTATTGTAGCACTATGACTTGACGAATCTCTTTGTATAATATCTACATCATTGTTATTATTATAAATTGTTAGGTTTATTGTCTTGTCTTGATCCCCCCATTGTACAGCAAATACATCATTGTCATTGCCATATATGTAGGTTGTGTTTGAGTGTTCGTGTCCTGAGTTATTTGATCTTTGACTCCCTAAGAACTTGTTATCTGATCCATGAATATCTAATATCACAGAATGGCCGCCATACTCATAGTCATCAACTGTGTCAAGTGATCCATCACTGTACACTCTATAACCTTGATAAAAGTCAATGTCGTTTCTATCCCCTTGAATATGAAATTCAAATCTATCACCACCACAAAATGTTTGATTACAGTACTGTTTGATGTTTATATTATTATCATTGCCATCTAAATCGCCACCCCATACTGCACCACTACCCCATTGTGTGGTATATCCAACATAAGCGTCATCGCCTTTTTGATCAATTGTGATTGTGTTGCCTGTGCCGCCTTCTGAATAATTTACAGTATTATCTTCACCTTCTTGATTGATGTTTATCGCAGTATCGTTGTTGCCTGTGCCCACTTGATCAATGTAGATTGAGTTAGCTCTTGCTTCTGGTACAAATATATATATTAACACCATAAAAATATACAGTGCTATACAAATTCTTGTGATTAGTTTTTCAAACATTATTTCTGTATGATGTTGATATTGTTACCAGCACCTTCTCCTATAATAAAATCTCTTGTGGTAAAATCATCTTGTTGTAGATCAAGTGTGTATCCATAATTTTTGTTTAGTTTTAACTGTACCACACTAGATGATCCTTCACGTCTAAAAAACCAACTAGCACCTTGATCCAACAGTATTATATTTCCTTCCAACTGTCCTATCTTTTGTTCTTTCTTTACAAACACATCAGTTAGTTCACTTAAAAATTCTGCCGCTAATATTTTGTTTAATTGTGCTAGTACATCACCTAAAAAGTCACCTGCTAAAAAATCAATGTCTAGTTCTGTTTGCCACTGCTGTTCATCTTGTGCTAGTAGGTCTTGGTCCAGCACATCAATTTCTAAAAAATCCAAACCCAATATGTCTGCCATAACTTGAACAGATTGTTGATCTTCTGCTTCGTCAATTTCTCTTGGTGGTGATATTATGAGTAAATTACCAATAAATGATTCGTCCATTTCTAGCAACACTGTGGGAGTGGGTCTGCGTTCTGCTACTTCAACTCTAGTGGCTTGAAATGCTTGATTTAGTATGACCTGTCCCATGTCTGAATCTACTGTGATTTCACCTACCACACAGTTGCCATTTGAATTACATGAAGGCAATAAAATAATTGTTGATCCGCCCAACTCGTCCACAATCATGGCAAAGTCTGTGCCACGCACACCAATTGTTGCTGTGGGTGTTTTGATTTTGACATTGTCTTTGTAGTCTTTGGCTATTTGTCCTGATGCGTATCTTACTGTGCCCAATGCGGCTGTGAGTGTTAGTCCACCTTGATTGTTGGCAGGATCATACACAAATTCGTCTATAATTAATTTAGAATGTTCTGTGACTTCTACTCTGGTGTCGTCAATAAAATTAATGGCAGTTCTGCCTTGTCCTGTCATTACTTCATCATAGGAAAAAACATCAAGGCTTTGTTCAAGATCAACTTTGTCACCATTGGTACGTTTGATCTGACCTTGACCTTGTAGTTCACTAACTGCACCAATATTGGCCTGTGCTGACCATGAAATTAAAAGTAAAATTATTAATAGAATAAATCTCACAACTAGTCACTTTGTGTTATATCTACATCAAAACTATCGCCATTTACTGTTAGGTCAACTGTGTTGTCGTAGATACCACTCTGTGTGATGTCAATTGTTCCACCGCCACCATCTACATCTAGTGTAACAGTGTGTCCAGCACTGTCGCCATCACCACTCTGTGAAGTTGTTAATGCAACACCTTCATCTGAATTTGCACTTGTGGTTGCTAGTGATGTACTGTTGTTGATGTCAACTGTTAGTGCGGCACTTTGTCCATCTACAGTAGTATTAATAATACTGTTGTCACCTGTGACTGTAAATGCCACTGTTGAACTTGTAGCATCTGATGTTTCACCAATAGCAAATGTGTAGTCATTTGAATCACCTGTATTGGTAATATTAAGTGTTACTGTGTCACAATTGCCTGCGGCGGCACTGGAACAGTCTAAATCCACAGTGTTTGAACTGCCTGTGAATGTCCATGTACCTGTATATGTGTCACCTTTGATAATGGCTTCAATTGTGTTTGTACTACCTGTTTGTGTGATTGAAAATGTCATGTTGTCACCATTTAGTGTAGCATCAGTTGTAGAATTACCAATTTGGTTATCCTGGCCATCCTGTGTGATATCTAAATCTAAACTGTCACCTATTTGATCAATGTAAATATCATTTGCCATTAATGGTAATCCAGACATTAATAATAATATCAAAATTAATCTTTTCATTTACTTCCCTCTCTGTAGTTGAGTTGTGGATCAACAACGTGTGCTTTATATCTCCAAAGTCCGTTTGTGTTGCCAAGTTCAACTATATCGCAGACCGCCTGCTCTATTGCGGCTCTTACTGCATAATTTACTGGTTCATTAACTGCCGTTCCTGCTTCTACTTCAATCAGTTTAGTGCCTAGGTCTAAAAACTTAAACACATCAGCACCAGTAGAATAACTGGCAATGTCTTTTTGTGTAGCAACAGAAAGAAGTACTTCTCCTGTGCTTACTGAAACAATACGCATGGACACTGTTACTGTGTCAACACGATATTGAGTTTTGGCACCAATACCTAGGTATCGTGCACCTGTTCCGCCTGTGACCACATTTGAATCATAGCCTACCACGGCACCTTCTACAATTAAACCAGCAAAGAGTAAAGGTTTTAATTTTTTATCTTTTTCATCTTCATACTGTTCTCTGGTTGAACGAATCAATTGTCGTTCTTTGACTAGATTGTCTAGTCCGCCTCTTTCAACAACTGTAAACCATGTGCTGTTGCCCACTTCTGACAGTGCTTGAATTACCCAAACTTCTGCACCTTGTGTAACTGCACTTGAAAGTTGGCTGAATTTTTCACTTGGTTTACGCTGTCCTGTTTTGTCACTGAAATTGTAAACTGCTATTGTTATCTTTGGACCATCAAGTTCTGGTATTGCTTTGAACTGTTGTTGCAGGGGAGCAGGTGAATTTACAGGTGCTTTGTAACCTGATATGCCAGCATGTGAGGCACAACCTGCCAGTATTACCAATAACAAAAGTGAAAATAAATTTTTTATCATTAGAATCCAAAATCTCCAATTGGCACAGTAAGTGTTGTTATAGTACCATCAGCTTCTGTGATTCTAATTGATATTTCACCTAGGTCTACATCTTTTTCCCAATAGATTGTGGCACCTTCAATTTCAGCAGTGCCTGTGGTTTGTCCTCCAGATGAGAACATGTTGTCTACCAACTGTTTGGATAGATTGGCGTAGATTCTAGATTCCACATTGGCAATGAATTTGTTGATAACTTGATTTTCTTCATCACGAGCCGCATCTTTGATGGCTTTTGCAATATCATCTTCAAGTTCTTTTTTTCTTGTGTACTGTAGTTGCTCAGTTGCGAGATAGTGGTTGGACTGCCCAATACCTGAAAAAGATGGGTTTGAAAACTCTTGTGTTAGTTCACTAGATGTAGCAAAACTGCTCACACCTATGGTCACAATTATAGTATATAAAAACGTTTTTATCATTAGATCCTGCTCTTCTTTAGTTAAACTAAATTATATTAGTATTTAAAATAAAAATAGAGAAGTTATATAAGTTTTTAATATTAAAGATGTGAAATTTTACAAATTAAACTTGTTGTATATTTCTTTTAAACTGTCTATAAAGTAATCAATTTCTTGTTTTGTGCTGTATACACCTGTAGATATTCTACAACTGCCTGACCACCCTATTTGTCTGTGGAGCATCTGTGTGCAATGATGTCCTGGTCTGGTTGCTATACCATATGTGTCTAAAAACGAAGCCAAATCTTGATGGTGTATATTACCAAGATTAAACGATATAACTGCACTGCGTTTGTCTGTGCCTATAAACTTCATACCTAGTAACTCAGACATTTTTTGATATGCATAATCAATTACTTGTTCTTCATGCTCTATCATATTATCAAATCCTATGTCTGCATAAAAATTTAATGCTTCATGTAACCCTACAATTTCTGTAATTGCCAAAGTACCTGCTTCCCACTTCTTAGAACCTTCAGCAAAAGCAACATCATCATGTGATACAGTTGTTATCATTCCGCCTCCACCCAATGCTGGATCTAATTCATCAATCCATTTGCGTTTTGCATACATCACACCAATTCCACTTGGTCCGTACATCTTGTGTCCGCTCATTGCATAGAAGTCACAGTCTATGTCACGCACATCTACTTTTATATGTGGTGCACCTTGTGTACCATCTACTGCTACTGCAATACCATGTTTGTGTGCTATTTCGCAAACACGTTTAACATCAATTGTTTGTCCTGTAGTATTTGATACATGAGTAATAGCAACTATTTTTGTTCTATCTGTAATTAATGATTCTAACTCATCTATGTTGATTTGATGTTGTTCATTTACTTTTAAAAATTTTATCACTGCACCATTAAACTTACGTTGTAGATGCCATGGTATATAATTCGAATGATGCTCAACTTCTGTAGTAATAATCTCATCGCCTGGTTGCATTGTTCTACCAAATGCTGTTGACACCATATTGATGGCTTCTGTGGCTGATTTAGTAAAAACAATTTCTTCTCTGTCTTGTGCATTAATAAAATTTGCAACTGCTTGTCTACTGTTTTCCACAAGAGATGTTGCATGATTTGATAGTTCATGAATACTTCTACCTACACTGGAATACTCTTCAGTTAAAAATTTATTCATTCTATCTATAACACGTTGTGGCTTTTGACAAGAATTAGCACTGTCTAAATATACTAAAGTGTTGCCACTAGGCAACTTTCTGTTTAGTATTGGAAATTGTGATCTAATGTGTTCCATATAATTCTTTCTGGTGGAGGATAGCGGGATCGAACCGCTGACCTCCTGAATGCAAATCAGGCGCTCTCCCAGCTGAGCTAATCCCCCAGTTCTTAAGTAATATATATTTATTTTGCTTGTTTGTCAAGTTCTTCTAATTCTTTAGTAATTTCTTGCTCATATTCTTTTTGTGTTTGATGTGGTTTTTCATCAATTTGTTTTTGTTTTAATTGCTTACATTCTTGTGGAGCAAAGATACAGACTAGCATATTTGATATCGCTCCATTAAACACAGAAACCGACGGTTCTGATTTATTTACTACCGGTTCTTTTGTCGCACAAGAGGCAACTATTAATAATAAAAATATATATTTCATAAATTACGCTG